GATTTGATATTTTAGTTGAGATTTTAGTATTAATAATTAAATAAATGGAGATATAAATGATATACTTAGAAGATGTAAAAGATGAGGTGAATGCAATGTCTGTAGTACCAGAGTTAGAAGTACAAGCCATTGAAGCTACTGAAGCTATGGTAAATAAACGTAATAAGATCAATCGTGCTGAAGCTGACATCAAGATGGTGATGAAGTTATGTGTAGTACGTAAGTGGAAGGATCCAATGAATAGATTGCAACAGATGTTAGATAGATTAGGTGAAGCAAAGGCAGAGTTCCAAGTAAACCTTTGGCGTTCGTAGTATTATGGGGGCATTAACGTGTCCCCTATAGTATATACATTACCACCTACCATGCACGTGTGTATGAGATATATATACCAACTTATACCAAACTATATATGTATAAGAATGACCTGATATGGTGGTCTATAACGGAGTAATGAGCCGTGTTGTATGTTTACAGAAGAGATAGTATATGGTCTGTATTATACTAGGCTACCTATCAAACAATCTATAGCGGTGGGGTAAAACGGTTTAAACACTTGGCTCATAACCAAGAGATAGCAGGTTCGACTCCTGTCACCGCAACAACAATTAAGATAGTCTTCGTATAGCTCTGTGATGAGAATACTAGTTCGACAACAGGTAAGTAACAATATAGATAGGTTAACATCTGCTGAACACTGGAAGTTGTCTAATAATTATCACACACCCTGTTCAAGTCAGGGGACTGTCTTATAATACTAACGCAAGCTGTTTGGGGGATTTAATTCTCACTAACTCGAGTAAAGTTGAGATGGCCTGTCCATTCTTAAAGTATGGTGCAAATCCATAGCTTGCTACCTTTGATTAAAGTTTCATAATTCATTTGGAATTTGAGTAAAACAAATACTTACCTTTGGCATTGTAAACGCCTCCAAGCTAATCGGTGCATTGTAATTGTATTTAATCTTTAATCATATACATTGAGAAAGTTACGGCTAAAACCACCATTCGTTAACAGTTACGGCCTTTATGAATAACCATACCCTATGACTAAGCGTGGTCTTTCTCAACAACTAAGAGAGTAGTTTGAATTGGATATAACAGGTGGATTCCATTAATTGTAGAGCTCAATGCCTGGTAGACAATGTTGAAGATTACTCTCTTACTAAATTTAACTAACTAACAATAAGGAGTAAAGATAATGAAATCAATAAAATATAGAGAAAAAGTATTGACTGAAAAAGATATACCTAATTATATAAAAAACAAATACCCTCATCGTTCTGACAAGTTAGAATTATGGGTCGCTATTATGAAAAACAAAATTGAATGGCGCAAAAACAATTTAGAAAAGGTTAAAAAGGCTAAAAAGAAACTTTATTGGTCTAATCCCGATAAATATAGAGCTAAAACAAGACAATGGTCTAAGAATAATCCTGAAAAGAAAAAGTCTATAGATGCAGAATATAGAGCGAATAATAAAGAATCAATTGCAGAATATATGCATCAATACTGGGTTGAAAATCAAGAAGAATTAAAGATTTATTCCAAGGCATATAGAGAAGCTCCTGAAAATCAAGATAGAATAGCCGAAACAAGAAGAATAAATAATAAAAAATACTCTAAAGATGATAGATATGTTACTAAGCACAAAATACAATCACAATTATCTTCTATATGTGCAAAAGGTAAGAAATATGAAGGAACTAGATATGAAGATATTGATTTTAATAAATGTGTAGATGCGCTTTTAAAAGATGCATTAAATAAAGGATATAAAACTATCCAAGAAATAAAAAAGACACATCATATTGATCATATAATCCCTGTCTATTATTATTCTTTTGACGAATTAGCTTTATCATATAGTCCATTAAATCTTAGATGGCTACCAGCATCAGAAAACTGTAGTAGAGGTAATAAAATCAGACCTGAAGATCTAGAGCTAATTAAGACACTACCGACAAGTATCTACCCAAAAGGGTTTGATATTAATGCCTATCAAGTATAATGACACTTAGGATTATTTTAGGGTACTATGATACTAAACCCTGATAGGTATAACTATAACAATAAGGAGCAATCATGATAAAATCACTAACACTACCATTAAGGTGGATAGCAAGTAAAGCAATAATTGTAGAAGAATGGTTATTTACAGAGGAGGAAAGAGCTCCAATGGGATTTATATATCTATTCTTTATGAATATAATGATATCTATAGCAATATGCATATCAATACTAATGTTAATAGGAGTAATGTAATGAAAGTAAATTGGGTAAAGGTAATAGTATTTGGTGTTTCAATATCAATGCTATTGTGGGCAGGCATACATTTATTAGATGTAATGTATAATTATATGTGGAATATTAATCAATAAACAAGGAGTAATAATGAAAAACATAGCAATAACAATAATAATATTAATGGTAGTCTGTTGTGATTCAGCTGAAGCTAAGTATGAATCAGTAACAATAGAGCCAGAAGTAACAACACCAGTAGAAATAGAGCTAGATGATATGGCGTTTGAAGATGCATTTGCAATACAGCACAAAGCTAAAGGAGAAGGCAGAACTTTTTGGTGGAATGGTAGTTTATATACTACTAACCTTTCTAGTACTGTAGACGAGTTTGTATTAATGCATGCTAATGATTCTAGTGATAAAATGCTTTGGGTATTAAATAATGATGATCCTGATGATGATTGTTATTATAATAAAAGAGATGTTTGTGGAGTGTGTAATGGTCTTGGAAAAACCACATGGTGGCGTGATAGAGACGGAGATGGACTTGGAAATCACAGAGAATCTATTAAATCATGTTATAACCCTAACGTAGATGAAGATAAGTTTTCTAGTGATCTTGGAATATTAAACTAACAACAAGGAGAGTAAATGAAAGCAAAGAAAAAAGCTACTAAAGTGGCTACAAAGAAGACAACTAAAGCAATCTATGGTAATTTAAACGAAATAGCAGTTGATATTAATACTGTATTACGTTCATTAATTACTAAAGATGGTAATTTTACATCGCAAGAGGCTAGTTCCATAAGTAAATTATATGGTAATCAGTTAACATTTGCCAAACTAAAGCTTGATACAGCTAGAATGCATAGTACAAGCACAGTGGCTACAACCAAAGATGTGTTAACCATAGGCGAGTAATTGTTAGTGCTCTTGGGGAGGGTTAGTTGCAATATTTTTGTAATAGCTCTCCCCAATTTGTTAAATATGGAGGTAATATGACTAAAAAATGCTTTAAATGTGGTGTTATTAAAGATATAACTATGTATTTTATAGATAGAAATAGTAAATCAGGACGTAGAGGCGATTGTAAACCCTGCAATATCAAGTCAACTAATAAATGGCGTAAAGCAAATATAGGTAAAGTTCGTAAACGTGAACGTACATATAAAAAAAGTCCTGTGCAGAAATTAAGGTCTAAAAGATTGTCTGCAAAAAACCGTGATGACTTAAGTGATATGTATATTCGCAGTTTAATAGTAAAAAAAGATAAAAATTTAAAATCTTCTGATGTAAGTGATGAATTAGTTGAATTATGGAGACTAAATCTAAAACTTAAAAGATTATTACGTAAAAATTAAAATTACTAATCATAACACCTCTATATTATATAAGTACTTACGATATGCTCTTTTTATCGAGAGTAATGGCTAGCTTTGCTTATTATAATATTAAGTGTAAAATCCCTGATTAGTATGGCTATTTAAATAATCAGCTCATTCGGATGTCCCGTTCTGATAATAGGTATAGCTACCTAAAAATAGCCGTTGCCATAGCTTACGCATTGTCTAGACTTGCTGTGGCATAAAATTAAAACCGACAACTAACAATAACAAGGAGATAAACAATGATTCCACCAACATTAGATGAACTATGTATTTCTGATAAAGTACAAGAAAACTACGCTAAATATGTAGCTATTAATGATATAATAGAAGAAATATATGAAGAGGATATTGTTGTAAAAAGTAAATAATTGGGGATTAGCCCTAAATGGAGGGGGAAAGTAATTGGGCTTGTGGAAACCATAGACACGTAAACAAGGTACTTTCCTCCTAAAATTCTAAAGAAAGGAATAATAATGTTAAAACCTAATCAAGTAAAAAGATTGTTACTTCACACTCAATCAACATTAGATAATGTAATAAAATTGTCAAGTCCTGATCAAAATCATATTATCTATCGTCAGGGATATATACAAGCTTTAAAAACAGTATTAAACATGGATCCAGAAACAATAAACAATAAATCTATAGAAATAGAACGACCAATAAGTAATTGCTGTGGATGGCCGCCTTTATCTGAAATTGATGATAATATAGGACATTGTTCTAAATGTAAAGATCATTGTGAATTTATAAAAGAGGAATCAGATAGATAAAGGAAATACTCATGGGTAAAATGAAAAGATTGTATGAAGAAAAAAATAGGTATGATAATAATAATTATGCTGAAGAAGAATTTTGGACACAATGTCGTCTAGAAGAAATGTTGGAAAAAGAAGGACAACTAACTGTAAAAGTAATTAAAAAAGGAGTAAAAAAATGTCAAAAGAAAAAAAAGTAAGTTATGTAAAATATCAACAAGGTGATGTTGTTATGATTAAATTAAATAAATCAGATTTTGACGAGCATTTAAGTCATCAATATGGTTTAAAGAATAATTCATATAAAGGTACAGCTAATATACCTGCTGTACTGGCATTTGGAGAGGTAACTGGACACACTCATAGAGTTGAAATGAAAGATATGTTAGAAGAGGCAGGCGTAACATTGCATATGAGTCATGGTAGAACTGCAGGTAAAGATGTTCCTGTAGCTTTTACAGTTGAGGAAGCAGATGTTACTTTAATACACGAAGAACATGATGATGTTGTACTGCCTCCAGGCACGTATGTATTAAAAATTGTTCGTGAATTTAACCATATAACAAGGAGAGCTCAAAATGTCGCAGATTAAATCTAATAAACTACATAATGATAATATTAACTTTTCAAATTATAAAAACAAATATCTCAATAATAAAAAAATAGAATATCTTATTGAGCGTGGAAATGTAGGACAAATCGCTTTCTTTAAAGGTGAAACAGGAGACAGATACAGTATTTATGTATTTACAAAAAGAAGTAAGGATGTTGTAGAAGTATCTAAAATCTGGAACCAATATGGTCATGGTACAGATGAAGGTGTTAGAATTGCTGTTATAAGAAAAGGTGTAATAGAATATAACTCTGGCGAGTTTAGAGCTCAATCTTGGGTTAGATATGAAACAGCAGAAAACATAAAGCAACTGTCAAGACAAGGAATATTTAATACAAATAGTCCTTTAAAAGTTAATTATGTAAGATCTGACTATGTTTTAAGAATACCTAAACATGATATCAAGCTATGTCCTTGGGAAGGAATAAAAATAAACCTTAAAACAGGCAAAGTTGTTCAAAAAGCTCCAAAACATGCAATAAATAAACTAAATACTATCATGAATCAAGATAAAGCTCAAAGAAAACGTAATTATATAGCTAATAAAGAAAATACAAACGCTCTTAAAAGATATCGAGATGCTGGTGGTGATACTGAATTAGCTAGAGTTTGGAATCCTGATGAAGCTGCAATAGCTTTAAATATGTCAAAAATGGATTGGTCTAAAATTCCTATGGATGATGTATTTAGACATAGAAATGCAACATTAAGAAGTAATATAATTGAACATTATGGTATGAATGCTATAATGGAAACATTAGATTATGATGTTGTTGATGTAAATACTATTGACAGTAGGTATTACAGGCTTTTAAATGTTCTAATTCCTGACTTTTCTGGAGCTTCAAGAGGTTTTAATGAACCAGAAGAATACAGAGGCTTATATCTAGAAATGATTAATCCTTCTACAGGAGAAAGTCATTTTGAGGGTGTAGCTAATGTTGGAAATAATAGTTGGGAGCATGGATTAAAAGAAGCTACTGTCTTAGCTGCTTTAGCTTGGAGAGATAATGATGCTAGTTCTCAAACAACTAACAATTGGAGCAGTGATAGGCCTGACAGTGAAACCTATGTTAAGCCAGTAATACTAAAATGAGAAAATACAAAGTAGTACTCTCATATCCAATAGAAGTAAATGCAGAAGATGAAACTCATGTTAAAGAAATTCTTATGGGAAGTAAACATTTGCAAAATGCAGCTGACTTAGAAGTTATAATCACGGAGATCAAAGATGAAAAATGATGAAATAAGTAGAGATAAATTAACTATAACAGACCCAAAACCTAGTTCTTTTGGCAGATCTACTATAGCAGTTAGGCAAAAAGAATCTGTAACAATCGATACTAAAGAAAATACTGTTCAATTACATGATTTTCACTATAGTTTTGATGAAATTATAGCTATTGCTGACCAATTAAGAGTTTTAATTGCAAAATCAGAACCTACTTTTAGTTAGTTGGAGGATATAAGGGAGATAAGTAAGCTTCAAGGTTGAAAATCTCCCTTATTATTTACTTGTATGTGTGATATTTATCACATTATATTTTCCAATGGTTAGCGAATCAAGTATAGAAGATACAGTTATTAAATCTTATTTAGAATTATATCTACGTTCATTAAACGAGTCACGTTCACATAAATTTATAACTATAATTAAAACAAGAATGCTTGAATTAATTAAACGTAAACAATTAAGAAACCAATAAGTTAAAATAAAAGGAGTAAATATATGGAAGAAAATGTTCCTAAGGGCAATCTTGTCCCCCAAGAATTACCTGTTGTAGAATCATCTGAAGTTTTAATGTCTGATAAATTAGACAAACTAGCTGCTGCGTTATGTAAAGCACAATCAGAAATGAAAGGTGCTGAGAAAAAATCTGTTAATCCTTTCTTTAAATCTGGATATGCTGATTTGCATACTGTTATAGAGGCCTCTGTCCCACATTTAAACAAACATGGAATAGCAGTAATTCAAGGTAATGATGGTAAAGTTGGTGTGTTTTATGTAACTACTATGTTATTACATGAATCAGGTCAATGGATAAAATCTAAACTAAAAATGCCTATAGAAAAAGCTACTGCTCAAAGCATTGGCTCTACTATTACATACGGTCGTAGATACGGTTTATCTGCAATAGCAGGTATATCTCAATACGATGATGATGGTAATATAGCATCAGGCAAAGGTTTAACAACTAATAAATAAAAAGGAGTAAAAATGGCTGTAAAAACAATGACTGCAAAAACAGGTGGTGGTGGCAAATTTGACGATGGTTGGCATGAGCTTACTATTTCAAAAGCTGAGTATGGTACATACACGGCTGCTACTGGTGATTTAAAATATATAACCTTATCATTTGAAAACTACCCTGATAACATGGATCTTCGTATCTATGAAGCTTTTGTAAAGAAAACTGGTGAAGAATTTAAAGTAGCTAGTTTATTTAAAATGGCAAATGCTGGAATCATGGGTGTGCTTAAAGATCCAAGTGGTAAAAATCCTGTTATTCAATATGATGATGAAGCTGAAAACTTAATAGGTAAAAAAGTTAATGTTTTATTTTATAAAGAAACAAAATCAGGCAAAGGTTATACTCGCATGCATGACTTATTAGCTCCTGTAGTACAAGAAGGTGAGCATTTGTCTTATGCAGAAGATAAGGTTGAAGGTATAAAGAAAGGTGTAGAAAATAGCTTGAAAAAGAAGCTAGAAAACATGACACCTAATACTGGCTTTGCTACTGCAAATGTAGAGACTACTGAAACTACTAGTACTGAAATGTTCTAATAAAATTAGCGTTGGAACATGGTCACAAACTCCTCACTAGAGAACGGGAATATTGTTCACAAACAGGTAAAGCTGCAACGCTAACAATTATGGAGATAATATGGCAAAAAAAGTACCAAAAGAAATAGCAACTGAACTGTATAAAGCTATAAGTAGGCTTGAATACTCTACAGAATTACTAAAAATGTGGGTACAATACATGGATAGTGATCTAACGGAAGCTGAAGAAATATTAGTACAAAAATCTAAAAACTTTTTAGGAGATAAATCATGAAATACTACAACACAACTTCACAAACAGGAGAAGAATTAAAAGATTCTTGGACTAAAGCTATAAAGCAGGATGATATCATATTATTGTTGTTTGCAAGAAATAAAAATATGACTTTTACACCTTTTGATGTGCAAAACATTCTTAAACATGATTATAGTAAAGATTATCCAATAACTTCAATCAGAAGGTCTATGAATACATTAACAGAAATAGAAGCTTTAGAAAAAACTTCAATTAAAAGAAAGGGAAAATATGGTAAAAGTAATTATTGCTGGAAATACTCTTCTTAAGGAGAATAAATGATAAAAGAATATGCATTTGGTTTATCAAACAGACATCATTTTGGTGATGTTCAAGACGTAGAAAAATGGATGGGTATGGAACAAGACACTTTTATGTCCTTATGGGATTATGATGGTCACGTTGTTGATTATGTTAAAGAAAAAAGTACACTTGCTTCATATGATGGTATGTTATACATGCCAGACGAATTTCTTCTTGACGTTGATGGAGAGAACCCCGATAAAGCTAAACAGAAAGCTGTTGGCTTAACAATATTATTAGATGATTTATGTATACCATATCAAGTTTACTTTTCAGGAACTGGATTTCATATAGGCATACCTGGATCTGCATTTAGATGGAACCCCTCAGCTGATTTGCACTTAAAAGTTAAAGACGAGCTTCAAGCTAGAGGTATATACGAATTTGCAGACATATCTGTATCTGATAAAACAAGACTTATTAGAGTAGTTAACACAAGAAATAGTAAGTCTAAGCTTTATAAAATACCCTTATCACATAGTGAATTACACAACTCAGTAACAAATATACAGGAATTAGCAAGAACACAAAGGTCTAAGTATAAAATGACTATTTTAGAATGTGAACCCGTATTTGACGTTCTGACCCGTAAAGCTGTAGCAAGTGATAAAGAGTTTGAAACTGTAACGCTTGGTAGAAATCCTGACCCTGTGTGGTATCCATGTATACAGACAATGATGAGTGGTAGTGCTCAAGGATCTAGGCATCAAATAGCTTTAAGAATATCAGGCTATTTAAGATGGAGATATCCTGAACATGTAGTTAGGCTTATCATGGAAGATTGGCGACAAAGAGTTGATTTAAAGTCACATCCTTTTACTAAAAAAGAAATGGATAAAATAGTAACTGATTGCTATGAAGGTCATAATGGTAACGGATATAACTACGGTTGTACAGATACTCATATGGATAATCATTGCCAGTCTACTTGCAGGCTTTATAAATCTAAAAAGTCACAAAACATTATGGATGCTAGCTCTATGGATAAAGAGTTAGTAGATTTTCTTACAAAAGATCTTGATCCTATAGATATAGGTAAGTTTTATAATCAAACTTTTCCTATATATCCAGGCGAGGTTGTAATATTACAGGCTCCACCAAAATCTATGAAAACTATGTTATTGCAAAATTGGGTTAATAAACTCAAAAGAAAAACATATTTTATAGAAATGGAAATGTCTGCTAGACAAATGTGGATGAGATTTGTAATGATGGAAAAAGGTTGGTCTGAAGAAGAGCTACGTGCTAATTATATAGAGCATGCTAAGAGTATAACTGAAGACTTTCAGCAATGGTTAACCATAGATTACAGTCCCTGTTATGCGCATGAATTAAATAAACGTATAATGATGCTTCCATATAAACCTGAAATAATTGTTGTTGATCACATGGGATTATTTAGATCTCAAAAGTCAGATAACAATATGAAAGTAGAAGAAGTATCTCAAGCTTTAATGGAACTTGCAATTCAGAACAATGTAGTAGTATTTGCAGTGTCTGAAATAACTAAGCAAGCGTTTCATGAAGGCATGGATATAACTTCTGCTAAAGGCTCATTTCGTGTAGGCTATAATGCTAATAAAGTCTTATCTCTAACTCCTTATAAGGATGAAAATAACTTAATCAAGCAATTAAAGATTCAGTGTACAGCTAATAGAGAGAAAGAAGGATTAAACTTAGAACTTAACGTAAATGGAGCAACTATAGGATGAAAATGTTACAAGTTACAATATGGTTAAACCCTGATGATGAAACTTGGTACAAAGGTACATTTATCACTACTCAAGAATGGTTGATGATAGAAAAAGAACGAATTTCTAAATCGATAAACAAAAGGGTAGTGATAAAGACACATGAAAATGGATCTAAAGCATTATTTAGGGAGAAAATAAGATGAGTATAGAACAACGACAAGATAAAATGACTGCTGATGCTGATTGGAGAGAAGGCATAAATGCTTTTAGAATGCAAACTATAGAAGCATTAGCAATTATAAATGAAGAACTAAAAAAAATACAACAAAAAATAAAGGAGACCCCATGAACCCGTATTTACCAATAAGAAAAGTACCATTAGACTATAATGGTATATCATCATCTGCATTCTCAGTTCAAATGGACAAAGGAGGAGATGGTTGGAAAGAAGCTGGAGTGGTAGGACAAAACTATATGTTACTATCAAATGAAGAAGTAAAGCAAGCTGCTACACAAGTATCTGAAGAATGTAATATAGAATTTGTACATGACAGAACTTTCTTTAATGGAAGACAGTATATATATTCTATGAAATCACCTGATGTTGTTGGAACAATTAAAAAAGATGACGATATAGCTTTAGGTATGCAGTTTTGGAATAGCTATGATGGTAGTAAATCATTTGGATATTCATTAATGCTATTTAGGTTAGTCTGTACTAATGGAATGATGAGTAAAGATTATTTTAATACATACAGATTTAAGCATGAGCCTACGTCTGAGAATTGGGATGAAAATCTACAACAAGTAGTTACTAATCTTAACAGTATGTCTAATGGTAGCTATAAAATTGAAGAATTTATATCTAGTCTTAGACAGTTAAGCAATCTTGATGTTACAATGGATGAGCTTGGCAACATTAGGCACAATCATTTACAAGATATACCTGTAGGATTATGGGGACAAATTGTAGATAGATTTACAAAAACAAATAAAGAAGATTATAGTGGTTGGAATCTGCTAAATGCTAGTACAGATATACTTTGGCACAAAGAAAATCCAACTGTTGCATCTTATAACCAAAATCAATTAATTGTTGATGGCTTGTGTAAAGCTGTAGCATAAAACTTATAAGGGGGTACGCTTCTAACCTTGATAAAAGCAACCAGTGTATTCACACGAAACCTAATAGCTGCCCCCTTAATTTTAAAGGAAACAAATGATAACAATAAACAATGAAGAATATCAAGCACTGTGTAAAGTTGTTGATTACTTGCATGATGACGAGTTAAAGCATTATGAAGAAGAATCAATAATGGTAGATGGAGAATATAATAAACATCATATATGGCACTCAGTTAATACTCTGTCATTAATGTTAAAAGAATATCAAGCAAAGGAGACAGTTTAATGAAATACGAATGTGCAGAAACATATGTAGAAATGGAAAAAATATATCCAGAAATGATAAGTGAATTTGAAAGCATAACACATGATATGTTGCAACTTTTTTGCATGAAACAGTCTGATTATGGCCCTACAAACATAGGAATGGGTTCTTTGGTAGTGGATACTGATGAAAAGGTAAAACGCTCTTTATTAGCCCTTTCTATTAGAATTAACGATAAAACTCAAAGATTGATTAATCTTACTATGAACAATAAAGATCCTAAAAATGAGAGTTTAGAAGATACTTTTATAGATATAGCTAATTATGCTGTAATGGCTTTAATTGTTAATAGAAAATTATGGGGTAAATAAATGTATGGAGTAAATGCAAAGCTGTCTAAAGCTGATTTTAAATGTCATATGTGTCATTCTTATAAAAATCAAGACGTATACATATGGGGCAACTTTGAAATTTTACCAAAACATCCGTATCAAGAATATAGGATATGTAAAAAATGTGCTATAAGAGAGCATGGAAGTAAACGTGTAAAACTAGAAACAATAATAGATGAAAGGACAAAACAATGGCTGGAAAAACAAAGACAGTAAAAGAAAAACCTAAAAGTATGGTGATAGAAACTCCTCCGCCAACTAAAATCAAACCTAATAATACAGCGACAGGATTGCCTAGAGATATAGAATTTTTAGGAAAAGCTTTGGTTACGCAGACTAATAGAATTAATGAATTAGAACTTTCATTAGAAACTATGGGTAAAAAGCTTAAAAGAATAATGGAAAGGATGGGTCTATGATTAAAAGCTCAGGGTTGCAAAAAAACTTTGAGATAGCTTTAGAAAAAGTAGACATATTAACTGAGCATAATGAAAGATTGATGGATAAAGTAGTAGACTTAGAATATGAATTATCTCAATCTAAAAATTCTGTTGATAACTCAAAAAATGTAATACCTTTAAGAAATAGTCACAGATTAAATGAAATAACAAAAGGAGCTGAAAAAGCTATAGAAAGATATAAACAATATTTAAATAAGGAGTTTCCAAATGCCAAGTCCAAGTAAAGCTAAAGGCAATAGATTTGAAAGAGAAGTAGTAAATAAAGCAACTGAATCTGGTTTAACAGCAAAAAGAGCATGGGGAAGCAATGGTGCTTCTTTAGGTATGCATGAAGAAGTAGACTTAATTATAGGTAAAGATCCTGTAATTAAAATACAAGCTAAGTGTAGAAAAAGTCTTGCATCATTTCTTCAACCAACAGAACATGTAGATGCTGTAGTATGTAAGCAAGATAGAGGTGAAACTTTAATAATACTAAGATTTGATGATTGGTTAGAGAATAAGTTTATCTGTTCAATGGTGGAGGAAAGATAGTGGAGAAAGGCAGTAAAAATGTTGGATTTAGTATAAACAAAGATTATGTAGCATTGTATGTTTTTCCATTAGGCATAGAGCTATTTGCTATAGCAGAAGATATAGAAATAGGAATTACAATATGGCCAGTTAAATTAACATTTTGCATTGGCAGAAATCGTACTTTGTTTAGTTAAAAGAAGTAGCGTAGGTAGTGTGTTTATCTCCCATACTATCTACGCATGCTTTCAAGTATAGCTAATGCTCTTTCATTTGAAGTATTAGTTTTCTTTTTCTTTTTAGATTTTTTACCAAATATCATTTGATGACCACCTTTAGTCCATTCATTTGGATATAATTTTAACCAATGAGTTATCAAATCTCTACCTCTTCCAGATTGAATAGCTGGCATTAGTTTGTTTTTAGATACACCCCAAGCAGTAGAGTATTGATAAGCAGAGTATAATTGAGACAATTTATCAGAATCATTAGAAAAGTCTACATTACCAAATAATATTTTATTTAAATCATTATATTCTATATCTATAATTTCACTAGCTACCATAAGATGCTTTATAGTTCCTAAAGTTGGCCCTGTAAATTCACCCATAAGACCAAACGTACCTCTATCAGGATTGTCAAACTCTGTTATATCATCTGCAATACGTTTAACTCTCTCAACACTTTCATTTTCTATAATATTTGTAAGATCAGTATTTGTTAATACAGAAGCTAAAGCTACTCCACTTGAAATCATAGCGTATCTCATAGCATATTGTATTTCTTCTGACTGAAGACCTTGTTTTGCAAGAATAGATTTATGAATACCTTTCATAGCATCATAATGAGTTTCCATTAAAGACATAGGATAATGTAGCAAGTGAAAAGCTACTTCAGATAATCCTCCACCTACTCCAGCCATTTTTCTATTTATATTTTTACCATCTATTTGTTCAATAGTTCTCCATTCTCCACGTACAGACTTAGCTTTAGCATGAGCTGCGTATTCATATGCCCAGCTATTAACCATTTTTAAAGCATATTTTTGTGAAAAAGTTTTAGCTAAATTAGGAGGATAACCATCGTTAACTAATTGAGAATATTTTTTATGCAAAGCTGTTCTAAACATCCATTTTCTTTGATTATTTTCTGTAAGTCTATGAAAAAATAAACCTTTATCTAATGTCCATTTACCAGCTTTTTTAATAACATCTTGAACAGGTGTGTTATTCATCGTAATCTTGCCAGTTAAAGGATCAAATTTAACATTTTTATCTGCTAAATCTTTTTTAGTTATTAAACCTTCAGTATATAACTCTGAAGCTGCATCAGTAAATAAAAACCCTGCTTCTTCTTCTGCTCTTTTAGCCATTTCTTGAAATTGTTTATCATGCTCCATAGCTTTTTTAGCAGCACCTAAAGAACTAATACCTACTCTACTATAAAAATGAATAGCACTAGCTGCATTTTTTACAGCACCTGTTATATTTAAACCCATAGTTCTAGCTGTCTGTACGGCATTAAGGGTAGTAACAGCTTTGTTTACCCAATCTGGTCTTCCAGATGTACCTCTGTTAAAAACTGTATATTCTTCTTCAATAAATTTTCTTAATCCTTTTTGAAATTGAGTATCAGTTTTAGGTATTTGCTGTAAAGCTTCTAGATAAGTTTGTTGCGTAGTAACCATTTTATTAAATTGAGCTGCTTGATCGCCATATTCTTTTAAAACCATCAAAGGATCTTTTTCCCAAAACTTTTCAAGATGAGGATTCTTCTTTTTAGCATGAGCAGGCATACTATTTATATCTATTTTACCTATAACATTGCCAACTAAATTTTCAAAAGACGCATCTTTTTGTAAAGCATTTGCAGTCATAGCTTCAGATAGTTTGTCTTTTATTTGCAACATAGTTTCAAATTGTATTTGTGGAAAATAACCACCTTCTTTGTTACCATTAGTAATATCTATAATAGATTCTTCAATAGTTTCTATCATTTTTCTAGCCTTAGGATTTCCCATAGCAAGATCTGGTTTAGATTGATTAGTGTATTTTAAAGCTACAATATTTTGTAATTTCCTTAATCCATTAACGTAAACATTACCCATTTCATTAAGATTTTGTCTTGCTACTTTAACAGCTTCATATACATGAGAGTTAAAATTAACTTTATTTCCATCTTTATCTCTATAACTAGGCTTTCTAGCTTCTTCAAAGATAGCTTTATCCATGTGAATAAGCTCTATAAATTGTTTTAAAGTTTTACCTTCTTTATCCTTATTAACAAAAGTTTCTATTTTATTAACAAATTCAGCTTGAACTTGTTCGTTTGGATCAGCATTAGCCATTTCTTCACGTAATTTTCTTAACTTTTTAGTACCTAAATCTTTTTTACCACCAAATTCAGAAGTGTATGCATCAACCATATGTTGAGCTATTATACCATTAGAAGTAAGAACTTTGTTAATTTGAACTCGTTCATAGTTAAGTATTTCATTTAACTCTAAGTAAAACCTTCTTGATGTAGGGTCTTGTTTAGAAATGCCTTCAGGAACAACCCAGGCTAAATTACTAAACTTTCCTCCTAAAGCTTTATCGAAAGCATCAATTTCTACTTTTGCTCTTCTAAAATCTGCTTTAGTTAATGGAGAATCTGCGTTCCAAGGCTTTTCTAATCTTTGTTCTATAAGCCATTTTATATTATCAACAGAAGCCTGACTGTCAAACCCACTATCTTTATATGTAAAGCGATCTTTTATATGTTTTTTAGATTTCCAATACTCATACATATCACTCATCATTTCCATTCTTTTTTGCTTTTCTACGTATATAGGATTACATAAGCCCATTTAACAACTCTCCCCTGTTTGATCTTTTGAAATTAGCCAATAATCATCTTTTTCAGCTTTTTGTTTTATTGGTCTTAATTCACCATCTTTGCCTTTTATATATTGAATAGGGCTTCTAGAATTATTAATAACACCATTTAATTTATCTAATAAAACTGGTGAAGAGAAAAATACATTTAAATGTTTAGCTAAAGTCCTATAAGGTATAGCCATATCTCCTAAACTTGTATAATCCATTTTATCCATAGAGCCTCTTTCATAACTAGTAATATCTATTTCCATATTTTTACCAGCAGCATAATGTTCTACATCTTTAACTAATTCTTTAACAAAATCTTGATTACCATTGCGCTCTGACCATTCTAATACTGTTTTATATAAATGCTCATTTGTTTTATAAGCAGGCCTTTCATGTCCTGTAATAGCATCTTTATAAAAAGCAGAAGGAGTTACTTGAGGCTGTAATAAATACCTAAGCAACACTTTTACTGGATCAGTACTATTAATAACCTCAGGAGTCCATTTTGTTAAAAATTCTTCTATACCCCTAGCTTCTTTAGCATTTTGTATTGCGAAAATACCATCAGATAATACTCTGTTTGATAAAGCTAAGTCAACTGTTTTATAATAATCGCTACTAATAGATGCTCTTAATTGTCTTACTTGATCTCTAAAGTCACTAGTATTTCTGTTGCCTAAAAATACTTCTGGAGCAATTTCATTTCCATAAGTAGCTTTAAATAAAGCATCTGAATATCTAGCTTCATTACTACTTTGCGATTTCATTTGTTTTGGATTTCTATTAACTATGTAAGAATACCCTTTTGCAAATGGTCTTACATTTGAATCTTTGTCAAACCTACCAACAAATTCTAACATTCCATAATCTATTTGTCTTTCGTTGTGTGTAAATGTATAAAGATTTTGGGGTTTTTCTTTATCTTTAACATTAACATCTCCTCTTATTCTATAAACATCTAGCATTTGACCTTTTTTAAGATATTTATGTTGATTGAAACTAAAAGGCTCTTTAATGTTTAAAAATTGTAAATCTTTAGCATTAATAGTCATGTCTTTAGCTATCTGTTGATCCATAATATCCATAGCTTCTTGCAAATTTCTTAATCTCATTTGTAATTTTTCTACTTTATTAGGATTAGCAAACTTTTCAGACCTAAAATATTCTAATGTACCAAATACATTGTCATGTTGACGATGTATTAATTCTCTAAGAACTCCGTTAGTAACACCATTTTTTATTTCAGCTGAATATTGTTTATTTGTAAAAGAACTTATATTTATACCAAGATTTAACTTGTTTAAAGAATTTAAAAGTCCACCTTCTTTACCAAAAACTCTTGATGTTTCAACAAAGTTTTCTATATTTTTAACAAACAGACCTGCAGCATTATAAGCATCTGTACCAGTTGCTACAAGACCTCCATAATTTGCATCCCAAAAACCATTTGTTCCTATTAAACCTTTCATTAACGTTCCGCCAGTTGAATAATCAAAACCTTGCTCTGGATTAGTAGGGGAAAGTTGATTACTATCAAAACTAAATACTTTCTTTAATAACGATCCTTGTTCACCTTTAATTATTTTCCAATAAAGACCTTCACTTTTTTCAACATTATTAATATCCATAGTTTTATTATAAAACATATTAGCATACTCTGCAACAAACGCATCTTTCTCAACCCCTTGAAGTCTTCCTATTTTTCTTTGCATTTTATTTGCTAAATATTGAGTTGGATTTTGAAACAAAGATTTCATATCATAATAAGCAGATTTAATTTCATGTGGCTCTGGAGATCTGCTACCTCTTTCATCCCAAGTATCATTTTGTATCATATTAGCTTTTTTTAAAGTCCTTAAAAGTTCATAAAAAACTTCTCTTTCAACTCTTGTTTTACCAAAAGTTGCATGATTTTCATTAAAAAAAGTAAGCTCTGGGTTATTATGTTTATCAAAAGCTTTATCACCTGTTTCTAAGCTATGTATATCTTTTTGTCCAAAGTATAAAAAATCTCTTAATTTATCTGTTGTGTTTATAGATTCATGAATACCTCCATGTATATCTAAAGCATTCTGAATAGTATCGTAAAATTTATCAAGAACTTTCCAATTATTTGCTGACATTCCTTCATCTTTAATAAAATCTTTTAACAAAGGCATTGATACATTCTCAGAAATTTGTTTTTGAAAACCTAATCTATTTAACCAGGATATAGCATTTCTAGCACCTATAATTTGTCCTGTCATCATTTTAGCATTATGAAGCCTTGAAGCATAGTTTTGAAAACCTACTTGAGAAGCTTTTTCACCAGCCTTACCATTAGAGCCTATTCCAAATATATTTATATAATCACTGTTTAATACTTGGTTTCTTTCCCACATTCTAAAATCATCTTTTCTACCATTTTCTCTAGCAAAAGATTTAAATAACTCCCAAGGCATACTTGTGTGTGTAAATAAATGATCTCCATCGTTGTCTCTTTGCATAACTGTTCTTAAATCATGAACATTAACTTCTGTTAATCCATCCATATTTTCCATTATTTTTTCTATTCTAAGTATAGGCTTATCATGCCCTATAACAGGAATTGCATGAGACATAGAGCCAAATTTCATTTTTAACCCAGAATCTGTTTTTAAAGTCATATCTGTAACAACTCCTTTAGAGTCAACCTTACTTACAAGTTCACCTTCTAGCAACCTAAAAGCTTCTTTAAAATTTAACCCATGAGCTTTAACAAGTCTATTTAATTCTACTAATTGTGCTTCAGCTTTTTGTTGTGAAGCTTTATCCATAGTAATTGCTACATCTTTAAAAGTTTCTACACCATTTTTGTCTATGCTTTTATATTGATAGGGTTTTTTAGTAGCAAGATTTGTACTTCGATTAGTTGATTTATCATAAAAAGTGCTAAAATATTCAAATTTCTTTCCTTCAAAACTAATAACCACATCTACACCATTTGCGTCTCTATATATAAACCTTTCTCCTTGCAAGTTAGATGTTATTCCACTAACACTATTTCCTAATGTTCTACTAGCTGTATTTGAATTTAAACCAATTCCTCCATATGTAACAGAAGCTCTATCTTGTATGTTTCTATTTGAAGGGCCTTCTCCAGCTGTATACAATTCTGCATAAACAGGCACTGACAACTTACCATCAATGTTTGGAACAATAAAATTATCTTCACCACCTCTATTTGTCGCTTTAGATAAATGTTTATAATTTGAACTTCTTAATAATCTCCTTAAAGCTTTTTGAGTTAAAGGATTGTTAGGCATAGCTCCGTATGAAAATAATAATTTTGTAAGACCAGCATCTCCTTTGTCTAATGGATTGCCTTCAGACTTATTTATTTCATACAACCATTCTGCTAATTTAGCACCATCTCTATGCACAGAATCCCATTGAACTGCTATATCTTTTAATTTAGCTTCAAACCCCATCCATGTAGTAGCTGCTTTTATATTTGCAGAAGATTGAAAGTCAAATATTGAAGGAGATATTGCTACACCACTTTCATTTTTTGAAGTAAAAGAGACTCCTATACTTTCTATAGGCATTAACATTTTATTATCACCACTCATATTTTTAAGCGTATTTTGCCATTTACCTTTTCCTGCAGATATTTCAAAAGGCTTTAAAGGAGTATTGTTGTTAGACATTCCGCTAAAAGTTTTAGCAGAACTTTCTCCTAACATTATATCTACATCTTTAGGCATTTGTTTTGCTATTTCAGGATGATAAACCATATATCCTTTACCTAACATTTGCTGATTTCCAGTAGCAAATATTATTGTTTTAGCACCATTAGGACTATCTGAAAAATCTGTATTTAACATTCCTTTTTGAGCCATAACAAGCTTCATTAATCTTTCAGATGCAAATTTACCTCCATCTAATAAGGAACTTAATAAACTTGGTTGATCTTTAGCAGTTACTTGTTGAGTTTTTGCTAATTCTCCAAGAAACCCTCCTGCATTGCCAATAATTTGTAATTGACCAAGCTCAATATTTTCTATGCTTAAAGGGTGTTTTCTTCCAACAGCTCCTTCAGAAGCACCATCTCCTATTACAGCTGCATTAAATCCACCTTGTTTTATTATATAATCTGCTGTTTCCCTAACATCTTTATTAGGATGATTTTTTTGTGTCCATCTAAGTACTTCTGTATGCATAGGTTGAGTCGTTCCACCATCTGATAAAAATCCTCTTTTATACATATTGGTTTGTATTTTAGCTAATTTTTCAGGACTAGCATCTCCTGCGTACTCAGTAATTAGTTTTTCAATTTCACCTCTTTTGCCAGTATAATTTAAATTTGACAAAAGCATTTTTAATTCTACATTTGCACGAGATGTATTAGGAGCCTGTAAAAGGTCTCCAAACATAGCTTTAAAGACATCTTTATTCTTTCCCTTTAAACTACCTTCAATGGAGTCATATGTAGACTTAAACTCAGCATTTAAGGCTTTTAAATTCTTGTCAGTAGCTACAAACATTACTTTATCCATAGGAGATAATCTTAAATAAAATACATATTCTGTAGGATTTTCTAATATTCTTTTAATATCAGATTCTTTAATTCCATGATCTATAGATCTAAAATTATCTATAATTTCTTTACTAGATTTGCCTACACGTAATGCTTGATTTAAAAATGATTGAACTTTATCAGCACTTCCTCCACTTGCTATATCTAAACTAGTGTTTCTAAGCCTACCATTTACATCTACGCTTACATTATCGTCTATATAGTGTACTTTAAATCCTTTTTCTTCAAAATATTTAGTATTAGGGTGCTGTATGTTTGGAGCATTGTTATTAAATTCTATTACTCCTCTTTTATTCCCACCTGAAATATCACCTATAATCTTGATTCTATTTACAGGTTTAGAGTTGTAAATATTTGTAAGCATTTCTATAGCACTTTTTTCCCTAAAATTAGTCCATTCTTTATTTTTCTGAGAAACAGTTTTTCCTTTTTGACTAAATATATTTTTACGTATATTTTCATTTAAAGCTTTTTTAGGATTCTGTATAATAGCCTGTCTAAATGCAGGGTCAATATCTCCATCTTTGTTTAATAAGTTATATTCTTTAAGTATTTCTTTAACACTTCTATGATGTTCATGAGTTTTATGTCCAGATTCTAAAGAATCTGACATTTTTACTGCGTCTGCATTTAAAATATGATGTTCGTTTTTTAAAATTACAGCTCTATTTATTTGCATATCTACAGATTCTAATAAACTTAATGCATCCCCAAAAAAACCTTTTTGATTAACTTTACTTATAAGTTCTGATAAAACTTCTACAGATTTATTAGTTTTTCCTGTATATAAAGCATGCCATTCTCTAGAAAGATTTTCTATAATTTCTGTAGTTTGGGCTTTATCTAACCCTCCACTACTTTTTCCCATTGTAGCTAGATTTTCAATTTTAACAACAAGCTCTTGCATTCTATTCATTGCTTCAAATTCTTGATTAAATATTTTCTCAAGTCTTTTTTGCAATGGTTCTGTTAAAGCTTTATGTATACCATATTTATCTCCACTTAATTGCTCTGCTTCAGTTAGAACTGTTTTAGAAGTTATATTAAATTTTTTAGTATTTTTGTCAATAGCCTTTATTATGTTATTTAATTCTATAATAGAATCACTTAAATCTTTTTTAGTAGCCTCATTTCTTGCAACACTTTCTAGACTTTCTAATTCTTTTTGCAAGATTTTTATTTCTTTAATTGGATCATCTACAGGCTTTATAGTCCTGTCAGGATTCAAGGATTCAATAAGCTCAGTAGCTTTATTGTATATTTCTTGAATATTTTTTCTTGTACCTGAACTTCCAACTTCTTTCATTTCAGTAAGAATAGTTTGAGTATTTATTAACAAATCAGTAAAAGTTCTATCTGAAAGCATTTTAGAAGCTTTTAGATATTCTCTAACATCAACAGCTTCTGATTGTCGTTTTCCATTTTGTACAAAAGAAAAATTAGATTCTGTTACAATGTCTTCACCAAGAACTTTTTTAATATTATTTAAAGCTTGATCATATTTTTCTATATTTTTTTTAGACAGTCCCTGTGCTTTTAATTCATCTATTACAGCTTTTTTAGAAGGCATTACAACTTTTCCTTGACCATCAAAAACAGCAATATTTGCATCTGCTAGCATACTTACTAAATTAACAGCCCTTCTATCTAACCCTTTAGCTTTTAATATACGGTCTATGTATAAATGCCTTGTATGTCCAACCCAATCTTGCTTCCATTCTCTGGGTAATTGAGTGTTTAAATTCTTCCATTTAGTTTGAGCTATAGAAATACCTTCAATAGTTATTTGTTTACTAGGATCTTTTGAAGAAACTCCTACAACTTTTTTTCTAAGTTCAAACAAGTCCCTTAGGTCGTTAAAGTTTTCTAATACTTTAGTGTTTAAAATTTCTTCTTTTTCATTTGCAGGTTTTTTAACAAAATCTTTAATAATATTCTTATAAGCATCAATAGAGGATGCATATTTTCCATCAGGCAATAAAAACAATTTATCTAAAGATTCAGTTAAAGATTTATCGTTTAACTTATCCCCAGTAGGAAACTTACCTGTTACAACGCTATATACTCTTTCTGCAGCTTCTATGTTTTTTGCTTGTTTAAAAAATTCTATCATAGGATTAAGTTTTCCAGCTTCACCTACTGGATCCATAGCTATATTTTTCATTCCTCCATATTCATTTGCAATCATTCCCATATGATTATCTATAATTTCACGAGTTTTTTGATTAAATTGTTCTGTACTAAGACCTGAATTTTTAACTATTTTTTCGTAATTAATTTTACTAGATGATACATTCTCCCCATCTCTTACTGTAGCTTCAGCTATATCACTTAAAGCTATTAAAGTTCTATTATAAGTATTTGCATCTCCAATAGAATTTCCTTCTTTAGACAATACAAGATTACCTATAACTTTACCTTCTTTAGAAACATTTACTTCATAACCTAATTTACTAAGTTCATTTAACATTCTTTTGTAAATATTTAACCCACGCTTAGCAGGTTCTAATGTTAATTTTACTAAAGCTCCTTCAAAACCAAGTTCTTTTATAGTAGTTCCATCTTGGAATTTTACCGATTGAAGCTTTGTAGATAAAGAGTTTAAACTTTGTCCGTCTAAATTTTGAACATTAAGAGCTTGAAACTTAGGATCTGCTGTTTTTTTAATTATATTATATATACTTCCTAATTCTAAAGCAAGAGCATGATCTTGAGGATTATAATCTTTTGAAGTAGGTCTTGTTTCAGAAGTTTCTACAACTTTGTCAAATATTTTTGTAATAGCCATTCCCGCCTCGTGAGAACCAAGAGCAATTCCTAATCCTTCATGTATATTTTTACCATCATGAAATCTTAAAACATCTTGTACATTTTTAGTATTAACACCTAATACATTTAATGCTTCATGGTATGGTGTAAAATCAGCGAAATATGCACGTTGCTGCTCATGTCCCCATGCACCCCTGCCTCTAGTCATAACTGCTGACATAAACAGGTGAGAGGCTAATTCTGGGCCTTCCATAGAACCCCAAGCATCTTTGTTAACTACCCACGGATTCATAGCTAAAATACCAAAGCCCATTCTAGGTATAGAGCCTATAGTGTCTTCAATAAATTTAGGCCCCCATTCTTTAATAATGTTTTGATTAACAGCTTTATTCATTTTTTGAAGAATAGTTATAGTATCTTCAATTTTCATATTAGGTAAAGCTTTTAATATTTCATCTCCATTAGCATATACTTTGCCTCCAGCTTTCCAATTAGCTTCAGATAATTTACTATTGCTAAGTAAATCTTTTTTAGATCCATTTACCATAACTTTAAGTATATTCTTAACTACATCATCACCATGAGCTTCCTGTATAGCTTTATAATTAGCATTTTTAAATTGATTCATATATGCTTTAATGCCTTGTGATGCACTAGCCATACCACCACTACCCATACCTGCAAGATTAGGTATTTTCCTAATAAGAGGAAATCCTAACGACATTAATGCTGCATGACTAAGAGATCCAGTAACATCAAAATCTTCGTTGTTAGCTAAAGCTTTAATCTTACCTGCACCTAAACCATGTACGCCCATTAAAAGCATATCTTGTGCAGCCATGCCTAAATACTTAGACATAAAGCCATTTGCTGTATCTGGTATACGTCCTGATAAAGAACGAGCTACCCATTCAGCTACATCGTTTACATATTCCCCACCTTTTAATCCTTCTACAAACTCGCTTGATATTTTAGCAGCATCATTGATGTCTATTTGTTCTAATCCTGCATCTTTAAAAGCTCTTTGTACAGCTCTTGCTCCAGATAAAGTTAGATTTTCACTAGCATCTAAGGCAGCTTTACCTGTAGCTCCTAAATCTTTTATCCATCTAACACCTAAATCGTCTTGTGCAGCTTTATTAAGTTCTCTAGCTATGTCGTCTGTAAATTCAGTTCCTTTTTTACCTGCCGCTAGTGCAGCCTTTGCCATAGTTGGATTTATTCCTTGTTCAGCCGCTTCTTGTGCAGCTTTGCCAATAAACTTATTTCCACCTTTAGCTAGAGCTTTAGATCCTTTTCCTAATAATCCAAATGGCCCCCAAGGAGCAAAAAATGATGCACCTTCACCTAATATCCAACCAGCTTTTTCTCCACCACTCATTTCTTCCCAAGATTCTTGACCAGTTGCACCTGCTAGATCAGTCAGTCCCCAAGTCATACCTGAAGTAAACCCTTCTCCTGCACTCCATAAAGCATCTCCAATACCACCCCATGCACTTTCTGCTTCTTGTGTTATATCGGGAGGACTAAATCCTCTACTAGAAGCTTGTCCTGTGCCAGAGGGTGTAGTTGGTGTTTCTAGCGGTTTATCGCCACTCTTTAATATATCATAGTAATCTTTAGGTAAAGGCATTATTCATTTCCTTCTAATAATTTTAGTGACTCAACTACTTCTTCTCTTTTAGCTCTGTTTATTTCTAACCTTTCGCTCCTTCCTTCTTCCATAAATTTTCCTGTGTATGGTGGAAGCATGTCGTCTCTATATGATTCACCAAGTTCATTCATTTTTCTTTCTATGCTATTCATAGGTTTTGTAAGTCCCCACCAAACCATTCTAGCTCTACTTGGTAATAATTTAAAAACTGGAGAAGACTCAAAATTGAGTGGATCTATTTTAGCAAGTTCTAAATATTCATTCCATTTATTTTCTTGATTATATAAACGAGATTCTTCAATTACTTGAGCAGTAGAATCGCTAGATATTTCAGAATTAAGTATTGCTAGCAAATCCTCATTAGGATTTAAACTAATAGGATTTAAATTAAATCCATCATTAAATGAAGGATTAACGTCTTTTAAATTTAAATCTTCAATATTATTTAATCCTATAGATGTCATATAAGCATCACCTAAATCTTCACCTCCACTTGCAGCTTCTATTGCACTAAAGTATGCATCATGTTGTTCTGGCGGAAGACCTTGAACAGCTTGTGTATACATTTGAAATAATGCATCTTGATTAGTTACACCACTTATTTGATCTACAAAAACTTCATAATTATCTACTTCAACAGGTTGATTTATTCCAGCTAATTCTTGATCTAAAACTTTAATAGCTTCATTATTTTCAATCATATTGTTATAAAATAATTCAGTATTTGGATTATTCAGTAATTCAGCTCTTACTACATCACCCCCTTGATCTGCAGGTAAAGCTTCTAAATTAGTCATAAAATTTTCTACAGGTTGCATAGCCATAAGCTGTAGAGTTTTAACAGCCTTTTCACTAGGCACTACTTCTCTTCCGTCTGCATCTTCATATGTCAATCTTTTTATTAAATGTTTTGTTTTTTCATTTTCTCCAAGAGTAAATATTCCTTGAAGTATTCCATAATTTTGATTAATACCTTCAGTAGATGCTCCTTTCATATTTTCAGTAATTTTTAAAGCTTCTACAAATCTTTGAGTATCGTCTTTTTTCTCAAACAATTCATCTGCACCTGCAGTATTAGACCAACCTAAGCCACCTTCTTCTAAAGACTTTAAAGCGTGTTCTTGAAAAGCTTCATATTCATGTCGTTGTAATACTCTATTTTCTCCAGCAAAATCTACTTGCATCTCTTTTAACGTAGATGCTTGCTGTCTTAAATTGTTTAAACCTTCTTCTAGGCTGTTTTGGTACACATTCATAGACTTTAAGTTATCATTTAAAGCAGATATATCAATATTGTTTTGATTATCTACTATGCTAATAATTTCAGCACCACCTGGAGTAATTTCATTAGGAGATATATTATTATATTTTTGAAACATTCGTTCAGTCTTATCAACGTCTTCCATTTTACTATAATATTCTTTTAACAAAATACCTTGAGTAACTTCAGCTTTACGGTTTTCTCTATCTAAAGCTCGTTCTTCTTGAGCCATTTCTTGACTAAGAAGATTTAAAGCTAAACTGTGATGACGTTCTTCCTTTCTTTCTTCAAGAGCTTGTTGTTGTTGTATTAATGAAAATGCTGCTGCTAAATCTGATGCTAATGCCATTTTGTCTCCTTTAACTAAACACGCCTTCTAAAAAGTTAGTAACTTGATTGCTTGATCCACCTGGTTGTGATTCTAATCCTGTTAATGTATTTTGATATGCATCTTCTGCTGACATTTCACCTTGTCTAAATGCAAGATCTGCTTTATTTATTGAGAGATCCCTTTCCTTCCCTGCAAGCTGTTTTGTCTCAACTAATTTTGTCATATCACTTTTATATTTTGCCATTAAATCACCTGTTTTTGTTTTAGTTTGTTGCTCAATGGTTCCAGATGTAGCTAAACCAGATCTAGAAACAGCAGTAGCAGCACCTTCTTGAATACCACGCACTCCCATTTGAGTTCCCATAGTTACATCTCTTCGTCCTCCATCAAATTGACTTTCAGCAGCAGCAAATCCTAAATTTGCTCCACTAACAGCTGATTCCCTCCGATCACCTAATAAAGCTAATTGTTCTTGTTGAAGATCACCTGCTGCTGTTTTTGCACCTGCAATATCACCTTGATTTTGTGTTGCTTGATAGCCCTTGTATAGTGCGCTACCTATTGCCATTCCTGCAGCTATTGTGCCTAAAAAATACTCCTTCTTTCCAGTAATAGGATTTGTTGTTCCAGATCCATATTTTTTAATATCTTCTTCTGACATATTTCCTTCTATTTCTTTATTAATATGAGCAGGTTTTCCATCAATCATTTTCATTGCATTATCACCATAACGACCAAATTGAGCACCATTGTTGCCAGATTTAAGAAACGGTTTGGGGTTATCTATATCAAACATACCAGACCTATTGTACCAATCTTCAAGATCTTCTGGTTTAGATCCAGGATAGTCTTTTTGCATTTTTAGAATATCTTCATCTCTTATTGGATCATTGTAAAAACTTTCCATCTTTTTTCTAGACATAATTGCAGAAATTGGGCTATTACTATATGATCTTGGCCCTGCATCAAATTCTTCGTAACTTTGATCTAAAAATTGATTAGTTTCTTGCTCATAAGGAGTTATATACTCAGTAGGATTATTGGCAATATTTTTATTTACTTTATCTATAAGTCCTCCTCCAAATTCTTTAAATGAAGCTGGATTAATAAAATCTTTTTTTAAACCTATATCAGCACTTTTATTGCTTTCAGGTCGTCTAACACCTACACCTTGTTCCTGAAATTTATTATTATAATTAGCTAATAAATTATTTAAAGATTTATCTAGTCCCATTTTGTTTTTCATTCTGCTTTCCATGTTGCTAAAAGCTCCATCAGAACCTCCTACAGCAAAAGTGCTGCTAAGATTAGTTGCAGGAGCTACTCTATTTATATATTCTTTACGTGCGTCATCACTAAGCATAGCACTAGCATCACTGCCTAAAAAAGCACCAGCCTTTCTAATTTGCCCTCTATCATATGATTTATGATTTATATTTACTTGACCTTCAGGCAATCCTGTCTTTCCACCAGGCAATATCTGCTGTGCAGTTCGTTTAAAAAATCCAGGCTTTTTAATGTTTGCAACATCTCCACCCATCTCTTTATATCCAGATTCATATTCGCCCCAAGCAGTATTAGCTTTTTTTGCTTGACCTGCTCCAAAAGAAGCTACAGTTGCCGCTGCGCCTAAAACACCTGACACTGTATTAGCTTTCTTTTGTCGTTTAATTATATTTCTTCTTGCGCTGCCTAGTCTTTTTCTTGCACTTGCCATAATCTTATCCCCTATCTAATACTTTCTTAAACAACACACCATTATGCTTTACATACTCTACTATACCTAAACTAGCTACACTTCTAAGAACAGGCACACCCTCCTTTAAATCAGCAACATCAGGAGCACCCTCCTTAACCTGCAACCTTTCCTGCTTTTTATGTAAAGATATCCTCTCTTGTCTTGTCATTCCCATTATCTTACACCTTTCATTCTATACACTATAGTAATATCATTAATTTCAAACCCTGAAGGAACTTCCCCATCTGTAGAAATCTTTAATTGAAATGATTTTACATTATTAGCATCAGATGATGTAGCAGGTTTTAATTCTGCAACTTGCCATCCATTTGCTGTTGCTAACTCATTGCTTGAAAAATTAGTTCCATTTTGAAATGTTTTGTTTAAAGCAGTGCCTCCATCTACATCATAATATGCTTGAACATTTGACGTTGCATTGCCTGAAGTATATGTAATATATACTTTATATATTTTTTTTCGTTGTGCAGGCTGCCCAAAATCTATATCTTTTGTTGTCATAATCATGGCTGTACTGCTATCCGAAGCATCATCCCATTTAACTACAGTACCAGCTGTATGAGCATATACCAAATCACCATTAAAATCTGTAATAAAGTTTGTTTTAGCTTGATCAGTAATAGTAGCAGCAGCCCCTTTAACCCAAGATTTTGTTACTATATCATATAAATAGACAGCACCATCTCCAGTTGTAGTAATATCATCTGCAACAATTAGCTGTCTTTTTTTCGGAATATATCCAATCATAGGTTCATCTACAAAATCACTCCATTCACTCTCTTTTATTATCTGCCTGCCCTGCTTCTCAAGCAAATTATTTACTTTCTGTCCATCATAAAGATAACATCCTTGTGCATTCACCCATGCTATACCAAAATCAGTCTTACAAGTAGCAGCAGGATGAGATACTCCTTTATGCATAAATGTATCTTCTAAGAACTCTACCTCCTGAGAAATATTTACAAGTTCTAACTTATTCTTTTTGAATATTAAAAGCCTATCTGCATAAGCTTCAAGTTTTACTATACTATCTCCATCGTTAATAGAAGCTTCAATTTTTCTAGAAGCTGGAAAGCTATCAAATTTATTAACTTCAGATTTTAATACTCTATCTCCATATACTATACCATCCTGTTTTATATTACCTATATAAGTCATTCTATTAGCAACTACAGCAGTCTTATATCCTTCTACAGTATGAGCTTCACCAACTTCATATGGATACTTTGTTAAAGATGGGAAAGGGAAATCATCACCAACACTTTTATCACCAAAATATGCCATATTAGTATCAACAAGAGCAGCAAGCCACATAGTAAAGTTATCCTGATGTTCTGAGATTCTCAGACCTTCTTTTATACTAACTTCAGATAACAAAGTATAATCGCTAGAAGAGGTAGTACTACTAGATCTTCTGACATATATTTTGAAGCCTGTAACTCTTGGATATGTAGATCCAAAAGTATTAGAAGTAGAAGTAAATACGTGAACGTCTATCAATGGAGAATTTAGATCTAAATAATGATTAGAACTAGTATCCCCAAGCATTATATCTGCAAGTGCTATTCTTGTGCTAAATTCAGCTAGAGCTGATTCCTGATTTCCATCATATATAGTTGACATAGCAAACTGTAAGTGTCTTTCATTTGCATCATCACTCCACCAATGCATACGAGATAAATTTGCAATGTGGACAAAAGTACTTGTATCTGTTGTAGCAATACCTCCAGGAACTGTAATTACATCAGCAGTTACAGCAGTTACAGCAGCTATAACATTAGCATTACCAGCTTGATCTGTATCGCCCATCATTAAAAAGTCTCCAGGCTTACAAAATAAAGTAAAATCATCCTCTGTATCGTCTACCATTGTTATCGTATCGGAAACTGCATTCACATTACATCCAGCACGAATAACTTGAGTCGTTGAACTAATACTCTGTGCAGTACTTGAAATATTAATATAATATGGATAAACAGCCCCAGCAGCTTTAATTGATAACCTAACAGGATTATCAATATCAGGTGCAGTTCCAGTAGCATCACGAGTAGTTACAGATTGTATAGGAAGTGCTGTAAGATTCTGATCTTGTGATATCCATTTATCATATAACATACCATTAGTACCAGAAAAAGCATCAACCCCTGTGCTATCATCACCAAATTGATGTCTATAAATATATCCATACCATTTATTAGTGTTGTTAGCACCAAAGTTTCCATCACTTACTCTTAATGCACCATCTACAGCATAGAAAGCTGGCTCTACTCCTGTTGTTCCAGTTCCCCCAGTATATAAATCTATAACAGCAGTTGGAGCACCACCCCATGCAGTCTCACCATCACTTCTTTCATAAATAAAAAACTGAGTATCAGTATCAGTATCAGCTAATACTAAATAATCAGCTCCAGTTTCAGCTACATCAGCAGCTCCAGCATCATTCCCCTCTAACCTATCATGACTAAAATAAAACAATCCATATCCTGGATTAATAACAACAGTAGGATTGCTAGTAGCAGCATGTGGAGTAATACCACCCATTAACCTAATCTTACCAAGCTCATCCACCATTATATCAGTAGCTTCAGATAGTTCGCTTTCAGATATATCTCTAGGATCTGAATTACTATTTAAACCTCCATGAAACTGAGTTATCTTATAAAGCTGTTTAGGCATGTTTTTCCTTTAATTTACAGGGAGAGGTATACACAACAGTAAGCGAATTGTCGCAGCAAACTAGCTGAGAAAACCAAGGAGGAGCGGTGTAGTTCCTCTCCCATTTATAATCTATATTATGCTTTATTAATTGCATCTTTAAGCACTTCTTCTACAGATGAATATAAAGCATCTAATATTTTAGCTTCAGTCTTTTCACCTATAAATGGTACATCTATATTTTTATTTAAAGATTTTATTACATTTGCTTTCATTTCATCATTAAACAAATGCTCAATAATTGCACCTTTAATTGCTTCATTCATTTCTTAATTCTCCTTTTAGGTTTACATTTTTTACAAATACATTTACAACAGTCTCCTGCTTGCAAACTTTTAATTGACTTTTTTAAAGCAAATACGTCTAATTCTAACTCATCAATTCTTTGATCTGCATCGTTAGGATCTTCTACATAAGCTAATATCTTTTCTAGCTTAAATTGTTTTGCTATTAAACTAACTATTGCTTTTGTTAACATGCTTGAAATCATTATTTTCCCTTTCCAATTAACCGCTCTAATATACCAACAAGTGAAGCATAACTTGCCTTTATTTCTTTTACATCGATAGTATGCTTTTTAAGGGCGTTAATAAGCCCTATAACGATGCCTTCTAATCTTCCGAAGGATTCCCTCATCTCACGTTGTAATTCGTTCTGTATGAACTGATTTTGCTTCCATATGAAATATCCAAAAGCCATACTCATTGCAACTGGAATCCCAACCCTTTCTACTATTTCGACAATATTCTCCATTAGCCTTCAATCAACTCGCCCCACAAAGAGGTTCTACCATCTATTATTTGTATTATATGAACGGTAAATAATCCATTCTTATAATAATCAACTATTGCAAATGCATGAGCCCAGTTTATGTTTCTATTACCAAGCCAGCTATTTGCCTCAGGACTCATGTCTTTTAAACATCCAAGACTCCAAGCCGCTTTAGGCCCATCCATATGAGTTGCAGTCATATGCTGTAAGTCATGCCAATGCCCGTACATTATATTACATCCTAGTTTTCTAAGATGATTAGCTGTGTGATATTGACCACCATATTGATGACCGTGATAAAAGTAAAGCTTCCCCATCTTGAGGTGCTTACCAAACGAGTGATATTTATATCCTCTTTCTTTTAGCTTAACAGCATTGGCAAATTTAAACTGTGGTAAATAAGGGTAAGCTTCTACACACATATTTAACCAATTATCATGATTACCTTCAGTAATATGTTTTTCTTTACATTTTACTTTATCAAGAGATTCATCTACTTGATCCATTCCTTCATTAACATCTTTTACATCTTTTACAAAATCATCTATTAAATATTCTAAAGGCGGTTTTTGTTTCCTTTTAAATCTCCATGCAGAAAAAGCATGAAACTCGCCTACATCTCCTAAGTCTACATAAGCATCAGGCTTTACTATTTCTATTGTCCTTTTTAAACAATTTATAGCCTTTTGATCGTGTAAAGGAAAATGCTTATCTGGGGTTACTATTACTCTTTTAACTACTCCTTTATCTTTTTTTGGCATACCGCTCTCCTTATTTTAACTCTTTAACTACTTTTATTACTAGATATACTAATGTTGTTATACCTACCAATAAACTTACTACATCAGGTAACCATCCACTTACAGATAGCCACCATCCGCCTATTCCTGCACCTGTTGTTTTTAAAGTATCTATTGCGTCTATCATTGAAAATCCTAATTTGTTTTATCTGTTAAAGTCATAGTGAATATCTATACTCTCTGCCGCTTTGCTTACTATGTTTAAAACAGCATTGTTATTGCTAGCAGTTGCTATTTTGTAAAAGTCATAGTTGTTATTGTAATTGCTAGCTAGCCATTCTACAAAGTTACTAACTGTCATATTGCTGTTTATATTTAACTTAACTGATAAGTTATCAAGAGTTAGTTCAAAATAATCATTAATTGCTATTGAACTAAAAGCACTAAAGTCTAAAGTTGTGCTATGTAGGCTACTATCAAGAATAGATGAGTTTATTGTTATATTAGCTGTTTGCATTATGATTCATCCCAAAAAGCTTTTAATAAAGGTTTATCTGAAGTATTTACCATGCCTACACCTCCACCACTTGTGCATGCATGATATGCTATTAGCAATACATGATTAGCCCCTGTAAGTGTAACTTCTGGACTTCTACACCAAACAATTTCTCCAAGTGTCATTCCACTTGATTCTACATAAATATAATTAGCAGCATTATCTTGAGCCTCTCTTGTTGCAGAATTTCCAGTTACAGCTAAATCTCCAAGTTCATCAAATATGTTATATCCTGAACCTTCAGCTAGTCCTCCTTGAGCACCAGTTCTTTGACTACCTGTGCTAGTAGCTCTATTCCACCTATTAGCAGTAGACCCATTTGCTATAGCAGTCCAACTATATCCAGAAACAGATGATAAAGTATTATTTGATCCAACAAATATATTGCCACGCTCCCAATCAGTTCCATTAGCATCCATCCCCCAATCAACATTAGTACTAACATCTCCAGTAGCATTTAAAGCAGCACCACTAGAATGAGGAATCTGAACTGCTCCAACACAAAAATCATTGTAAAATGTAGTAGCTGCTGTTATTTGTACTGCAAGATATACTCTTCCTTGAGAAGCACTTGAAGGCATAGCAACTGTAGCTACACTATAAGCAGCTGTGTTATCACCAGAAACGAATGTTTCTATTGTTGTCAAATTACTAAAATGATAACCAGTGTCAACGTCAAGCGCAGCGTTTACAAATAAATTTCCAGCATTAGAATGCCTTAAATGATCTTCTAAACTCCATACACCTCCTGAAGAAGAAGCAGAAGCAGTTCTATAGTTTACACTTTTGTTAATTATGCCTGCTTCCCATTTAGGCATCGTCTAATACCTCATAAGATATAATTAAGTCTAAATCACTTGCAGCACTTGCTCCACCTTTTAAGACATCAGCTTCCATTAAATAAATAGGAGTGTCTAATACTACCAATGTAGCGTCTGGAGGTACAGATAATGTTTTTGCTATATAAAAGTTACCTGAAGTATCAAAATTTGTTACACCAGCAGAGGTAAAATTTGCCTTTGCTATAAATAAATCTAAGTCTGCTGCTGCAGAACCATCAACATTTGCACAAACAATTCTATTGATCTTAATAAGCTTTTCTGAAGATACTGTTAACAAAGTTGTTGTTAAAGTATTCGTTAGATTAAACCCAACAGATTCTGCAAGAATACTTGATACTGCTACTATATTAGGGTTTGCCATATATTATTCCTTTATCCAAAAATCATTGCCATTGCAATAGATTTACCTGTTGTTATACCACCTGCATTGTCATCTACATATTTTTTAGTAGCTGCTTCGTAATCAGAGCCAGGAGTGTAATTGCCTCCATCATTTTTTAAAATTATATTTCCAGTAGCAGCGTCAAGTATAATATCTCCATCAGGATCTAAAGTTAAATGGGCAACAGCAGCATTAGCGTCTACTGTAGAAATAGTTGTTACACCTTCTGCAGCTACAGCAATATTAAAATAATCATTAGTTGAAGTTCCACCTCCTTCATACAATGTAAAATGTGAAACAGCATGATGTTGAGTTAATACTCCAAAAAGTTGTGTATCTTCCCCTGCACCTGCTGCATTTACTTTTAATTGTATCCCATGATTTGAATTACCATCGGCATTTTGAGCATCTAATATTATCTCTCCATCTGGTGATAAAGTTAAATGTGCAGCAGTAGCATCAGAATCTACTGTTGCTATAATTGTTGCACCACTTGCTCCAGTAGATATTGAAAAATAATCAGCTATATCTGCAGAACTTTTTAGCTTTATATCAATATTACCATCAGCTACTTTTTGGTCAAACCCAATATTTACATCTCCTCCAGTAACAATATTTGATATACCAGTTGCACTAGAAGTTGCATTTGCATTGCTAACAATAACATTGTTTGTAAGTCCTACAGTAACAATACTGCCTGAGTCAGCTGCATGTGCTACAGTTGTTGTGTTTGTTATTCCAAATAAAAAAGTACCACCACCAACTGCTTCAGTAAGATTAATAGAATTACCGATACCTGTAACTATATTTGTTTGTGAAAATGCACCTGTTATGTCAGCATCTACAAGAAGAGCTTGAAAACCACTTATATGGCTAGCATCATCACTAAGATTATAATCTACTGATAATCCACCTGTAACAGCACCACCTGCAGACAGTGTAACACCTCCAGTATTATTAACAGTAATACCTTCATCTCCACCATCATTAGAAATGTATTTACCATTTAATTTTAAATTACGTCTTAAATTATGATGATCTCTTTTTACGTTACTTGACATTAGTTGTAATAAGTATATTGTACATTTTCACCATCAACTGTAGCAATAACATACACATCGTTTAAATTATCTATATCAATACTATATACATCTCCACTATACAAAGCAATACCAGTAGCGGCAGTAACACCACTACCTCCTACATATATTATACCTGTATTTGCAACTGAAGCCATTATATCTACATGTTTGCAAGCTTGACTGCTAGTTAAAACTTCAGCACTTGTTCCAACAGTATCATTTTGCCCACTAGCAATAGTAGAGTGTCCTGTAATTTCTACATCACCAATATCTATTGTAGGAGACGTACCAAGTTCAACTTGTAGTTTATTATTACTAACTCCAACCAAGCTGCCATCAGACCCTGCTATATTTACTTTAGGTTGTGGCATTATAAACTCTCTGTTACGTTACTGTTTCCAGGATTAAAATAAGCTTCTTTTTCTTCTAATATTAAAGCACTTGTTTGACCTTCTATAGCTTTTGTTTTTGCATTACTTTTAGGTTCTGATGCTATTTGTGCAACTTCACCTGCTAACATTTTACTATAAAGCTGATCTAAATGTTTTATTAAAGAGTGTGTAAACTTCATTCCAGTCATATTAATAGGAGCTTTATTCTTAGCTACATCTTCTAATTCAGGTGTACGTGTAACAGGTGTATTAGGTGGATGCATTGGAGCTTTAGCATTCCTACCTGCTGTAATGTCTATATTTTGTCCTAATTTGTCAAACAAAGAGTAATTCATAATTTATCCTTAATATAAATATAAAACGCTAGCACTAGATGCTATTGCTGCAATTGGATACAATGTTCCTTGAACCATGTAAACAGCTCCAACAGTTCCATCTGAAAAAGTTATATTAACTGCTGCTGAGCTAGCATTATTTACAATAGCTCTAGAAGGAACAGATGAAGTCGTTCCAACAACTCCTTTAAAATACGGATTTGTTGATTCTTGTACTGAATAAGCCTTATTTCCTGATGCCATTTTTATCTCCTTTTGAGTTTTCCCTAAGCACTGGCTGTGCGTGAACGGGTGTTATGTCATTTCTTTAAAGCCTTGCATTATATAAGGCCCACGTTTTAGAGCAGATGCTCCCTTTTCCATTTGTCTTTTAAATTCTCTCATAAAGTATTGAGTCTTTTTAAAATCTCCCATATCTTCAGCTATTTTAGCTTTTAAATAATAAACTACAGCATTAGCTTGATACCTGCTAATATCTAACTCAAACGTTTCATCTTCTAATACATTTACATCTGTAAATACAGTAAACCCTTCTGTTAAAGTTCCACCATTATATGGAATATCTAATACTATAGTAGTATTGCTAGTAAAAGTTTTGATTTTATGCAATCCATTAAATTTTTCAGAACCTTCTATAACAACATGGGTTATTCCAGAAGTAGGTAACCCTGCATTGCTATCTATAATCCTTAAAAATCCATCAGTTGCTCCAAATGATTCGCATTCTACAAAAGTTCCTCTTTCTACTATACTGTATCTAGGGCTATATGCATACTCTATTTCCAACCCTTCTGTAATACTTTCAGTAGGGCTTTTATACATTCCAAATTGATCGTTACTAGAACCAGCTAAAGTGTCTTCTTGTTGAATAATAGCTAGTCTATTTCCTTTTATATAATATCCATATTTTCTTTTAGTTGCCATCTTCATCCACTATTGAAGGTTCATATATAGACCTGGGAATAGATCTATACTTTTCATTGTCATTGTTGTGATGCTTACATCTAATATCAAGCACTTTTAAACAATCCTTAGGTAGATCATAAAATCTTTGATCTGCAGTTATATCAATTCTTTGTGTAGTTACGTGGGTCTCATGACTAATGTTAATTTCATCTAAAGCATCTTTTATATAAGCTACAGCACGACCTGTTTGATTTATACCTGCTCTTTCCATTATTTCTTTAACTTTCATCTTCCTCCTTTGGATGCATTTGATCTCCAACCTCAATAGCACCTTCTGCTTTTAATATTTTTTTAGTTAAAGTTTCTACTTGAACTAACCATTCACTGCGTTGTGCTACTAAATTTTCTCTAACTTCTTTCCATACAAGCTTTTTAGGTTTTTCTACTACTTTTGCGTCTTTTACTTTACTCATTGTCTCTCCTTGTTATGCGCTTTCTAAGGCTGTTACTTTAGCTGATAATTCTTGGATTGCTTTTAACATAGGTGTTATTAAGCTTGACTCTGACACTGACATTGGAGCAGTTTTTTCATCTCCATGCTCATCGCCACTCACAGCTGGAGACCACACATCTTTTAATTCTTGAGCAATAAATCCAGCAATATTTTTAAGACCACCCTTTCTCTTCCAATTAAACTCACGAATCTTTACTGCATTTATTATACCAAGCCCATCTATTTTTGTATCTTTAATATTGTCCTTTAAACGAGCATCAGAAGTGGCATTTATTACAAAATTTCCTGACGTATTATGTCCAAGACTTCCAATAGTACCACCATCTCCATCGGCTGCTAATAAATATGTAGTCTCAGAAGATGTGCTACCATCATCAGCACCTGCGAGTATAGCAATACCCCACCTGTTATCATCATTTCCATTATTATGAAATCTTGCCACATAGGAACTTGCTCTGTCCTCTTGAATATCTAATCTAAATGAAGGAGAACTCTCATTTATACCGATATAGCCATTTTGAAAAATACTAAGCCTTGAAGCATCTCCACCTAAAAAATTATAAGCTAAAGAACCTGAACCAGTGTCAGTTACATTCCATATAAAGCTTGGGTTATTTTGATCAGCTATTGTATCTTCGTATCTAAAAGTTCCATCTGAACTAGATTGATTATTTGAAGTCATGCTAACAAATGCTCCTGCAGTATCAACTGACCCGCTTGCACTTTCTATTTTTAATGCTGTACCTCCAATAACATGAACTGCTTCTTGTACAGAGTCTTGTTGAACTCTAAGAGCAGTTGCATTTGCTGCACTAGCATGGTTTTGTATAATATTTACTATCGATCTTGCTCCAGTATCAGCACAATTAGAGTCTATTTCTATAGCACTTCCTGTAGATAAAGCGTTAGCAGTTATTTCAAGTATATTTCCTGTTGTAGATGCAGAGTCTATTTTCATACCTACTGTGTCTACATCATTGTGATCAAGTAAAAAAGCAGTAACACCTGCACTTGAATTTTGAGCAACTTCAAAAACTGCACTAGGACTTGTTGATGTAATACCAACTCTCTTATTTGCTCCGTCCCATGTCATAATACCCTGACCCTCATCATTTTCAATTTGTATTTTTTCAGCACCATTTACTTTATAAACATCAATATGAGTACCATCTCCTTCTAATCTAAGTCTTGGCCCACCTTCATCTTTTAAGTGTAAAACAGTTCCAGGCGTGGCAGTCCCAATACCAGTTCTAGCATTTTCTGTATCTACACTAAGCACAGCGGTACCATCAGCTTGCGACACTTCAAATAAAGCAGTACTATTACTTGCTGGTATTACTTCACACTTACTTGTAGATATTTTTAATGAAGATGCGCTACCACCAGTGTCACCAGCTTCTATTGCTTGTAAACTTGCACTAATTCCATTTGCATCATCTACGATTAATAGCTGATCATAACTACTTGCTACTGTTTGTCCTGTTAATTTTGCCATTTCAGTATCTCCTATTAAGGCATTATTTTGCTATTATAAATTCTATTGTTGTTTCAACGGGGTTATTTCCTTTAACTCTAACTTCATTGCATAATAATTGAGTTCCATCTCCTCTTAAGTTAACACTACCTCCTGGTGGTATCATTATATAATAATTAGTTCCACCATCTAAAGCTACTAATGCATTAGTATTACTCCCAGTATTCTTAATATACATAAATGTTAAAGCATTACTATCACTTGAAAGTGTTGCTATATTTGAATCAGATATAGTGACCTCACCTCTACCAACAGTTTTCCAATTACTTGTAAGATCTTCCCAATTTACTGTTGTAAAATTTTCCCATTGTCTGAGACTTGCATGCTCCATTGATGTCCACTTATCACTCCATTGAGTAGCAGTGATCGTGGCAATTCCCGAACCTCCAAGGGTTCCATTTGGGCTTGCTTGAAATTCGGTATGTCTTATAGCTGTTTCTTCTCCTTCAACCGACTGGGTTGGAGTTACATATGTACTAAATATTATTCTTCTAGCGTTAGGCATTATGTTATTGAAAAATGCTCTATTGTTGAAGTTCCACTCAATGTTTTTACTCTTACATTGGCTGATGTGCTAATTGCGGATGCAAATGCTTCTCCTTCTGCTAATGCTATTACATATTTAGCCGTAGCATCTGTAGTTAAAGATATTACCACCTCTATAGAGCCAGTATTCTTAATATATACAAAATCTTTGTTTGATGCTATAGATGTAGTTGATTCTGATATAACAACTTCAGTTGCAAGTATTCCAGTAGAACCCAAAGTAACTTTAGCTTTTTCCCATACTTGATTTTCTACCTCCCAAGCATCCATTGATACTTCCCAATACCTCTTGTCAACTGTATTAGAATCACCAGTAAGCTTTCTGCCGCAATCACTATCTAAATAATACCTACCACCAGAAACTATCTGCTCCTGTGGTGTGCACTGATTTCTGTATCTTACTTTATAGGTAGTTGCCATTATCTACCTTGTGGAGCTTGTTGTTTTGGAGCCATAATTGCAAATGCTGCGTCATAGTCTCCTTTAATCTTTATATATTGAGATTCAAGCCATTTATAGCTCATTGCAGAAGCCTGTATAGATGCAGAATATTTTTGTATACTTGCTGTAGCATCTGCAGTGTAAGTAGCTACTTCAGCTTGATATTTCTGTAAAGCTAATCCATAATCAGTAACTAATACTTCCATTTCTTTAGAAGCATTTTGTAAAGCTGTTTGTGTAGCTCTATCAGCATCTTTTACTTTTAATTGTATATCTGCTTGGTATTCAGCCATTTGCATTTGAATATTAGCTTGATACTCTACATTAGCATCATTAAATATAGCTTGTTGATTGTTAAGTGCTGCTTGATAAGCACCTATATAACTATTAATTTTTTGTAATTGTACAGCTGCTAATTCTGTATCTTCTTCTGTCTCTATTAAATCTGCAAGAACATCATACCAATGATTAAAGCTAATTTGATCTCCAGCATTGCCAGCAGCACCTGCTACAATTGTCCCAGTAATTTCTTGAATATCTCCTGTAACTACAGGAGGAGTATAAGCTGGAATAGTTCCAAAAGAATCTACATCAAAGGTTGCTACAGTACTAGCTGTAACTTCTGCAAAAGCTATTGATGCATCTACTAAAGAGGCAGGCATATCTAATAATACAGGCTCTATAGGATCTTGTCTAGAAGCCATAGTAGCTTGTAATAATTTCATACTTGCATAATGAACTACTAAATAAGTTTTATCTACTGGAAAATACAATATGTCATCATGACTATGTATTAAAGAAGCTCCTGACCCATTTACAATATCTTTATTTACATAATAAACTTTAAATGCATTTGGATTAGATCCAGGTTCAGGAAAAACACTAACTTTATTAGAATCTCCTATCATGTATGCAGGATTAACTTTAGAAGCATAATTTAAACTTTCTACATCAGTAACAGAATATTGAAAAGAAGGTGATATTTTTCTACATTTTCTCCATTGATTGTCAGTGCCATCTTCTCTAACAACTGAAAGTATTCTTGCTCCACCTAAATTAATTCCTGCCTGAGAAGTTATTTCAGCACTTTCTCTTTGAAAGTTTTCTGCTTCTTGAGGCTTTAAAGCTATACATCTATTAGTAACGTCTATTACACCATCTTTTAAAAATTGAGAAAGCTCAGCAGTATCTGATACTGAGAGCGAAGTTAAATCTTGAACTTGTTCTTGAAAAGTTGCCATTTATTATTCCTAAGGTGCCCACCCCCCTAGAAGAGACCCCACATCTCTATAGGGGGGTGAACGATTTTAGTTAGTTAACTATTTACTATGCTTCCATTGAACCGTTATCAGATTCAATAATGAACTTCCTAAGAACAAGGGCTCCTGTTTGAGCACCACTTGCTTGTAAGAAAGAAAGGAAAGGTGTTACTACCTCTCCTGCATCAAAGCTAAAAGCAGCAGTTGTACTAGGAGCTGCACCATCTATTTGATAGGTAACAGCACCAGCCTTACTAACTAACACTTTAAGCCTATGAGTTTCACCATCAGCCCAATTAGCAGTAGTATCTGTAGTAACAGTAGCAGCGTTATTAATAATAGTCTGTATTTTAATATCACCACTAATAGGAAATAGCCCAGCCATTTCATCATAGGCGTGAAGATCAGCAGCCAATGCTTCTACTTTTCTAAAACCAAAGTTACCAACATCAGTTCCAGCTACAGTAGCAATGCTAAACTCCATTTCAGCACTAAATGCTTGATTTCCAACTGTGAATCTATCTACGCCTTCTCTACCCTTAGTTGTTACACAGCTATAAACTAACTCAATACCATCATTGTTAGTTTGGTCGTAACCATAGTCCATACCACTAGTTGAAGCAGCAGGCCTATCAATATCTTGTGCAACAAGTGCACTAAATGTCATTGATAAACCATCGGCATATGAATGAATTACAGTATCTAACGCTGAACCATCTACAAGTTGTTGTACTGGATGTTCGTAATCAACTACTACTGGGGGAGTTCCAAAACGATAAACCTGTTTTAGATCCTTTGCAGCTTCATCAATTAAGTTATCAGCTTTATTTTGTCCATATAATGGATTTGCCATTTTTATTCTCCTTTAATTATGACCAAATAGCGTGAGTTTCTGGACAACACCATTCCATTCCCGCTTCTGTCAATATTTGATCTACTCTACGATCGACACCAGAGTTCTCTAAAGTTTGAACTCCTACGTAGATTCCAGTATCTCTATTAATACCATTACCAACTAGTGGACGATAAGCACAATATTTCATATTGATACCTAACATTTTTACATTAGTTCCATCCAAATGTATATTACGTGCAATATTCATATCACCATATACAGTTGAAATAGTTGTAATGTCTATACCAAACACTTTTTTCCTTCCTGCTAAAGCCATATCGGCTCTACCAGAAGAATGTGAATCTGCTTGCCCTGCTGTAGTACTAGGTGCACCGCCTGCAAAAGGCTGTACTGACCCAATATTGTTAGCAAAGTATCCAGACAATTTATGCATCCAATTGTAAACTGCTGTAGAACAGAAGAATACAGTTGAAGAAGCATTGTTATATCTTGGATCTAGCATTGCTGACATGTCATCAAGAAATGAATCTTGAGTCTTAGTAGCTACATCTAAAGCAAAAGTGTTACCATAAGTTGAAATATAATCTACAGCTCCTTGTGTAGTATTATATGTAGCACTTTGGTTACCAAATAAAAGAGCATTTTCAATATCAAACTTATGCTCAATTAACTTTTCTTTCCAGATACGAGCCCACTCATTGCCTTCATACTTTAATACAGTAGCACGATCAGTATTATTCATAACACAAGATGTTTTGAATATTTGAGTTTGACCATGTGCTGTACTATATGGCTGATCATTCCATGTTTCAGGATAACCAGAACCAGAAGCAAAAGCAGTACCAACTACATAACATCTAAAAGCTTCTAAATCTTCTTGATTTTTAGACTTTGATGTAGCAGTTTCATCAAAACCTAAACCAGCAGAATCAGTTCCAATGGCTTGGTCTATAGTAGTTGCTTGCATAAAGTTACTAGCAGCAGGAGCTTTTACACATGTAGCATTAACAATAGCTTTATTTGTTGTTGCTGACACTGTATCGCTTTCACCTTGACTGTCAAGATCTACAGAATTAACTTTCCATAAAGTATAATCTGTAAGTTCGCTTCCAAGGTTATTTATAGTTGCCGCAGCACCTACTGGAACTTTTATTATTTGACCTGGCAAAAAGAATTGAGGCTGTGTGCCTTTAACACCTTCGCTATAAGTCACTGTTTGACCGTAAATATTGGCGTTATTACCATTATTATTATAGTCTGTAAAGAATCCAAAAGAATATGTTTGGCCTACTTGAGGACTTGGTGAGGCTGACACTCCTGCTTCAGTAGCAGGTATTGCAGCAGCACCTGAGTCATAATCAGCTAAATATGCATATCTTTTAGTGTATGATGAACGCTTCTCTGCAAATTTAAAAGAAGGATCATCCGTTGGTTTTTTTGAAACCATGCTTACGAATCGAAAGAAAGGATCTTGCGCCAAGCTTAATTCAGATACTTTATCGCCAAAGTTATACTTTCTACGTAAAGCACCAGTATTTAACTGGGTTGAAGATTCGCCTCTTTCTATAGAACTAGAAGTATAATTACTTCCAGTTACGTTAAGAATATCAGACATTTGTCTATCTCCTATTTATTAATTAAATCGGATAGACTATATAAAAATTTATAAGCCTAACCGAACAAGTTATCTACATCACTATCAAAGCCATTTATCATATCAAACACTTCGTCTGATTGTGATCTCTCTTGACCTTGACTGTTCGCTCCTGATGCGGAAGTAGGCATATTACGGACATTTTTCATTTGATTTAACATATCTGTTTTTGTAGAATTAGCTACATTAGTATTGTTTTGATTACGATTCAGTAAATAATTTACATCATCTAAAGTCATAACATGCTTTTGAGCTTGTTCTTTAAAACCATTGAACTGATCTTCTGTCATATTGTTCTTTTGCATAAATGCTGTTTCTTCAGCAGCCCTAGCTTGAGTTTGGTGTACTTGTTGCGCTCTTTGTTTTTCAACATTAAGCATTTGACCAACTCTTTGCTGAACCATTGAATCTACATGTGCATTCATTACTTTAGCACTGTCAGAATCAGGATCTGTTATATCATTAGCGTCAAACACAAAATCTTCATCAAGCCCTAATTGCTCTTGAACAGACTGTGCAGGTTTTCCGCCACTTTTTAAATAGTCACGTACATGATCTACTAATCCACTATCATTTTTCATTGCCTGTAGAACAGGTACAAAAGGTTCAACGCTTTTGTATTGTTCAGACAACTTAATGGCCTCTCTACTAGAGTCTTCGTATCTTTTCTTCCAATCAGTGCCATTATCTGCTGAAAGTCCCACGTTTTCGGAGCCAACATTTTCTGTATTGTGGGTTACCTGGTCGGAGCCACTTATTTCTTGTTGGGTTACCTCAGCGGTTTCATCTATGATACCACCATTGACTTGTTGTTCTAGATCGTTAAAAAAAGTCTCAGAGCCTTCATTAGATTGTGCTTCAACTTGATCAAAAGTATCTGCTTCCATTCCAATTTCAGGGTTACCTTGACTTCCTATTGTATCTGTCATCTTTTCTCCTTTTTTAGCTTTTTGTCAATGTGGATAGCTTAGTCATTACCATTATTGCTATCCAAACTATTTTTTGCAGATTGTAACATATTAGCCGCTTCTTGTCTTTGAGAATTAGCATTGTTAACCATCTCGCTTCTTACTAACTTTTGTTTTCCTGCTGTTTCAATAAACTCTTTACCCATTTGAGATTTAACTTCTTCTTTCTTTTTATTAATCTCAACATCAGCTTGCATTACTTTTTGTTTGATGCCAGCTTGTACCAACTGTCTTTCAAGTGTTTCAATAGCACCTTCCTTATCCTTAACAGCTTCGGATAATTGTTGTACTTGTCCTTGTAATTGTGAGTATAACGATTTTCTTTTGACAATGTTTTCCTTATTTTTAATATCTGTTTCAGCTAATACAGCTATATCATCTACTACACCAAGTTGCATTAATTGTTTTAATTCTTCTAAATAAGCCCATCTATTAACAGGAAGAGTAGAGCCTTGCACAACTCTTACATCATATTTAAGAGCTTCAATGTCCATTGATTTGCCAATCGCTTCGCCCATATCATTGTATACAGGAACATTGATTTCTTGTTCTTTTTGCTCTTGAATAGCAGAAGGTTGAATTAGTCTAAACCTTTTATAAGCTGTATAAGTAGTTTGTGCAAACTGTAATACAACCTTACCTAATTGTACCAATCCTGGTTCTATAGATGTATTCATCCATTGTTTAATTCTTCTAGTTCCATACTCATCTAATGCTAACATACCTCTATATGTTTCTCCTGCTTGAGAACTGTCACCCATCATAGAGCTGTAAACACCAGCAAGATATTCCATGTCATTTTTACCTTGTTGTACTATTTGGAAAAAAGCACTAGATAATGGAGCAGGCATAACAGGAGTAGGTCTTTCAACTCCAGGCCTAATAGGTAACAATGCTCCAGGACTTGAAGAATATTTTTCCCAAGTTTCTGCATCAATAGATCCTTCTTCATACATCCATCTTAAAGATGATCCTAGTGAGGCATTATGCACCATTATTTGATGAGCTTTATTAATTTCTTGCTGTTTACCAATTAAAGGCGATACAGCTGATATAGGATAAGGAGTACCTGTCCACTTAAAATGAAATGGTATAATTGGATACTCTTTAATTGTATCTGGTAAAATAGTTTCATATAACAGCTTATCGCCTGCAACGCATGATTGTTTTATACGTGAAGAATAAAATTGAACCTTATCTACAATGTGTTTAACAACTTGTGGATCTTTTATTAATACGTTAAATTCTTTTTCAGTAACTATTTTATTTTCAATCTTAGAAGCTTCTGCTTGCAACTTGCTCATACATTCTTGTTGAAAAGCTTGAAGTTGTTGTTGCATCATTTGTTGAGCTTTTTGCATTTCAAGTTGAAAACGCTCAGGAAGCATTTCACCAGCTTCTACAGCCTCTTGCATTTGCTTTTGTTGTTCCATCATTTCTACTTGAGCTTCAGCTTGCATCTCTTGAACCTGAACATCACATTGTTGTTTTATTTGAGCTAATTGCTCTTCATTAGGAGGTATACGATAAAACAAACTAATATAAGACATTTTAATTTTTTCATATACTTCAAAAAACTCTACTAACTGATCTAGTTCGCCATCTGCTTTTATTGCATAATCTTCACCTTGTTGATCGTTATGTGCAAATAGCTTTTGATCTTCATCACCCATAGCTCTATTAGAATAACTATTGTAACCATTTTCATCACTATTAGATTTTGATATCTTAGCTTTATGATCAGGAAATATTTTCATTAAATGATTCTTAGGCAATACCTTTCTAACCATTATGTAAGCTGCATCACTAAATAACATGTCTCTTGATTTAGGATCAATAAAGACATCAAAAGGTTCAGGTTGCTGTATAACAACTTCGCCTAATCCGTTATCAGCATCTTTATCAACAGTAACTAATAAGTAACCTACGCCTTTAGTTATACAATCATTAATAGCGTTAGTATACAAAGTAGAGCCATTAGAATTGTACCATACATAATCAGTAAGATCAGAAAATACAGAAGCTACATCAGTATCGCTACCTTCTACTCCAATAGCTTGCCATCTAGGCGATTTAGCAGTAGCGTAAAAATTAAGCATCTCTACTACTGGTAAAATTCTGTTAATTGTAAAAGTAGGCATACCTTGCTCTTGTAAAGCCAATTTATCATTAGCAGCTAATTGTTCATCATGTGCAAACTCATAACCTTTTTGATTTATTTTTTGCCATTGTCTTCTAGTAGTGTTATCTGCTAGATTGTAAAGCTGCCTTATTTGATCTACCCTTTTATTTGCTTTTGCCATTATATATCCTTTTTTAATTTATTGTGCGGGTTCTTCTTTGTTCTTTTCTAATTTTTCTTTAATTTCATCTACAGTTGGCTCATCTATTAATAAACCAAAATCTTTAAATAACCATTCAGTTAGCATTTCAGCTACTATGTCTTTAACTTTTTTCACTATCTTAATCCCCTTCCGCCACGCCTACGGCCTTTGTCACTTTTACCTCTTCGCTTTCTCATTTCAATTACATTAAGTTTTGAAGGCATAGTATAAACTTCTTCTGCATTTATAAGTGCTATTAATATTATTGTCTTTATCATGCTGTTATCCAACTTTTTGCTTGTGGTTTTTGCTTATACCATCCATCTTTATTTTCATGCATTCCTTGTGGAGGATGAGCATATTTACATGCATATGCTAAAGCATCTATAGTATCATCATGAGCCATTCGTGGCCCAAATGTCATTATTTCTCTGTGTAAATCATATTGAGTTTTCTTTATATGAACCTGTCCTACAGAAAATCTTTGAGCTAATATTTCTTGGATTCTATCTCTCTTACTCATTCTGTTTCCAGGCTTCTCTTCTTTAAATGGTATAATAAACTCGTTTCTTCTTCTCATTTCAGCTCTTATAGCTTGAAATATTGGCTTTGACATTGATGTATCTTCAATTGTAAACAATGTTGGCTTATAAAATTTAGCATACTCAAATATATAATCTACAATACCTTTTTGTTGAGTTCCAGGTATTCCCAATACAGGTAATGTACGATTTCTAATGTAATCTAAAATATATATATTATTGTCAGGAGTAACTGCTACAGCCAATAAAACGCTATAATCAGAGTTTCTTCGTGCTGAATCAGTTGCTGGATCTACACCTATAAATATATTGCAAGGTTTAGAATCTTCTCCATCAGGAATAACATATGTAAGTCCAGTATCTGCATCTTTAACAAACTTGCCATCCCAATACTTTATATGATCTCTACTAAATATAGAATCTTCTTCACTTTGAACTTCCATCATGTATTCTTGATAAAACTTTTGAGGAGTACCACTATCTGCATAGAACTTTTTCTTACGTGCCATTTCTTTATGACCAAACCAAGAAGGCCATAATACTTGATCATCTTCCATTAAAGCTTTATATGTAATAACTTTCCATGAATAGTCTTCTTTTCTTTTTACAGCCTGCTCATGACCAGTTAGAATTTTTTGTATAAAGCTATCATAGTGAACTGGAGTACCATTAATTCTTAATCTTCCTGTTTTTGGCTCTAACGCAGGGAAAACTACAGCAGTAACAAGATTAGAAATCTTAGAACGACTTTCAGGGGTAATAGTATTGTTTTCGTCTTCAAAATCATCTAATACAATAAGATCATATCTTTTATGCAATTTAGCACCACCACGAATACCAGATAAATTAGACTTACTAATAAGCTTAGTACCGTTTTTAAGCTCAATATCATCTTCTGTCCATTTCTTGCCTTTTATATCACCAAAATAATATTTAATTTTATCATTATATTCTATATGATACTTTATATAATCTAAATTTGGAACTGAAATTTTAGAGCTTGCAGCAACCCATCCGTAAAATAATGGTTCATTTGTAAATAAGAAGTCATGCAGTATATTGCATTTAGTAAGAACAGTTTTACCGTGACCCCTTGGCAAAATAACTGCAAGCTGTCTATAATCCATCTCAGCTAAAGCATCTGCTACTTCATAATGAAAAAAAGGTGTTTCAGAACGCATAAAGTCATCAGGCAAAAACAATTTACCAAATGCAATTAAATCATTGTGAGCTAGCCTTAATTCATCTTCAACTTTAGAAACGTTTTGAGTATTGTAATTAGCCAAAGTCTTTAGTTATACCAATTTTTAAATCTTGCTTTCTATTACCCATATATTGATTAATGCCTGCATCAAAATTAAAGCCGCCACCTAGGTTAAATCCTAAATTAATACTTGCATCTTTAATTATACTAGGATTTATCCTGCCTTGTCGAAGGCCATCTAGCAAAGTACTTCCTACGATATTATAAAGATTATGGTCAATACTTATATTGCCTTTTTTATTAGCCATATTATTTTCTAAACTCCATATTTTTCATTGTATATTCTTCTATAGGTCTTGGAACATCACTACCAATTATATCACGAACATCTTCTAATCTTCCTGTATGTTTTCTTAATAAATTTTCCAATAAACCAGAGCTTTCTATAGTAGCATATTCGTCAGGATCCATTTTTTCAACAGCTCCTTCAGTTTCTCTTGTTTCTCTAAATTTACGAGCTCGTTCCATAACAAGATCAGGTTTTAAATTTTTTAACCAATTATTAAAATCTAGTTTGCCTTTATGAGGATCTTGCCTATAAGCACTGTCTAAAGTGTTCATAAGAGTATCTTTATATTTTGATTGCTGCTTAGGAGTCATATCCATTTCATACTCTGAATAAGCTATAGCTCCTCCATCAATGTTTTTATCTGGATCTGCCTCATTCATTGAGTCAAATGCATAGTTATCATAATTTGCCATTTTTCTTTTCCTTTATCCATTTAGGTTGTTTAAAGTATTCTCTAATTTTTTGTGCAAATTTCTTTGCTCTTTTAATATCTTTATCCGATAGCTTCATTCATTACATTTTTATCTGGAAAAAAGAAACTAGTATCGTTGTTTTTAACTTGAGATTTTTTCCATTGCTCTGCATTAACTTTTTTCTCTTTATATCTTTCTTTCCAAAAATTTAAGTAATTTTTAGCTAAATTTTTATTATCCTGCACAGTAGGAGGCCCAATAATATCCATTTCTTTTTTTTGACTATCTGAAAGCCCTAAGTTATCAAAAATATTAGACCTAGTAGATACGTTTCCAAATCTACCACTCTTTGTAGCGCTAATTATATCTAACATACCATTCCTTCCTTGCTGATGAGCTATATAATCAACTAACCCTTTTTCATCTCCATCATTATCTATGCCAAGACTCTTTAATATTCTAGACGATTTAGGCATATCTTTAGTATTTTTTTTATTTAATTTTATCGCTGCACGAGCACTTTTTTCTAAATCATAAGCATCACTTAAGTTAAAGCCTACATCTTTTGCTGCCAAAGTTCCAAATTGAAAATGACCTATATAAGCTCCTTTATCCCAGTTAGGGTCTGTTCCACGTGAGGATTCAATAGTCCATAGGTTAATTAATTTATCAAAATCATAAGACTCTTCTTCAGCAACTCTTTTTAATATACTGTAATCGCTTTCCTTTGAAGCCATACTAAAAACTCCTATATATATGTAAAGCTATACTAATGTAAGCAAGCCACTTCCAAAACTTTAACTGCTTTGCTTCATAAACTATAGCTTCTATTAAAACAGACCTCATTCTTCTTCTATCCACTTATCTTCTATATAAAGGTCTATATCATCTTTAATTTCGTCTATAAGCCAATCTTCTATAAGTCTATCAACTATATCTACTTGCATCTACACTTCCATTTGCGTAAAGACTTGTTAATTCTAGAATCAGGGTTATTAGCCGTCTTACTGCTAGTTAGTTTACTTTTCATGCCACACATTCTAGCACAAAAAGATCTTTTTCTAGATCCTCCTCCTGGCTGTGGAGGCTTCAAGGTACCTTTTTTATAACTAGCTCTACCTTTAGCATTTAAACCTCCACTAGGACTTTTACCTTCTTTTCTTTGCCATGCTGGCGTTTTAGCCATTTTTAGTAACCATGCTTTTTAGGCTTTGTCTTTGCGGGCATTTTCTTCTTTGCTGGTTTTTTTGGTGCTTTCTTCATAACTACTCCTTATATAGGCTCATCGCCATGTGTTTGTTGTATTGATTTAGGCCTTTCTGCGGCCTCTATCTTATCTGGAGTAAATCCTTGAAACATAGCTCCAGTAAGTGTTGTTACTTGCGTTTTGTTCTTATCTTCCATATCTAAAATATCCGCTAACTTAAACAAAGCTTTTAACTTTGTATCCTCCTTTTCGCTAGAGTCAATTACCTCCTTTATATTACTGAGAACATAGTTCTCATCTAATCCTAAGGCTTCCATATATGGCTTTAATTCTTCTTTCATAGCACTCCTTATCCTTGCAGTTTTGACAAGCTGTCCTGAACGTATTCCAGCATAGTGCGGATTGTTTGTAGGAAACGCTTTAATATACGCTTCCCTGTGATCCATACCACTTGCAAGATATTGGACAAATATCTCTTCACGTGTGGATAAATTTTCTCTATCATCCAACCTTTGATTTCTTTCAATGTCACCTCCAATTGAGTATATGTTTGTTCTTTTAGATGTATCCATCTTTGTATTAGTTGATACTACAAAGGTACCAGTACATGTACCTACATAGTCTACTTTACGCACCTTTCCTTTAGGCTTAGTCATACTACCTTTACGTAAAATTTGCACCACACAGCCATCATCTGCAAGTACCCAATCAGAGAGGACGCACTCCCGCCACTCCCGCAAATAATGTATATTTGAAGGTACTTCATCTTCAGAATCAAAAACCGTATGTTGTATTTTATTAACTTTATAATGTCTCATTCACACTCTCCGAACCCCGCCAAGGGGTTTGGTTTATTAAGCAATTCCAAGTATCTCACAATCCTCTAAATAAGGTAATAATTCTACAGGCAACTCAATAACATGTTCACCTGTATCTAACCAAACACGATCCTCTCCAGTCTCATCATAGTCTTCACAATCATAATCTATGACTAATTTATATTCTTTCTTCATAACAGCCTCCACTTTAAGATAGAGAAATCCCCTGAGCACCAGAGGTACTTTTTGGATCTTTAACTCAAAATTTCATTTAAGACCAGTTATTTTCTCCCATATCTTAAACTTATACTTGAGCAATTTTTATCGGTTATCGGGGGAATCCTTACATCTATATGATGAGGCAACCCAACGTCTGACCCATTTAGCAGAACCTTCACAGGGGTACTATCTGGGTGATAGCATAATGCTACCGATGAGTTAATATACCATGCTTAAAGCTAATGACAAAACTATTTTGGGTAAAATGAAAAAGGTTTCAAAAAATGTAGGATTTTGGTATGTGGGGTTATTTATATAGGTATACCCCTAAATAGGGTTTTTAGTTAACACTTTTTAGTTATTTTTGATTTGATATTTTAGTTGAGATTTTAGTATTAATAATTAAATAAATGGAGATATAAATGATATACTTAGAAGATGTAAAAGATGAGGTGAATGCAATGTCTGTAGTACCAGAGTTAGAAGTACAAGC